AGATGGTCACGGTCGCCTCCGGCGCTGACTCGCTGATGGGGACTCGAACGGTGCCGTCGGACTCGCGGGGCTGCGCCGGCACTGGATCGACCGAGTCGATTCCGGCGCCTTCGACGCCGGGCTTCCGCGTGTAGTCCAGGCCGTCCAGTTCCAGGTCGTCTGCGGTTTCCACGGTGCGACCGTCGTGCATGATCCGGCGGACCGGGCCGACCCACGCGCCGCGGATGCTGACGCCGCGCAGGACAGGGGCTGGGCCGGAGATCAGGCTGTGGATGTCCCGGGCGTGGCTGGTGTCCGACAGGACCGCGGTGTAGCGGGCGGATCCGTCGGCTTCATGGGTAAGGGAGAGGATGGAGCCGACGATCCGGGTGGAGTCGTCGCCAGCGTCGTGATGCGTCAGCGTGGTGAGCGGCATACCGCCTTCGGCGATGCGCTGCTGCGCGCGGGCAACCGCCTTCCCGATGGCTTCGGCGGTGTACAGGCGGTTGTTCTTCGAGACGCCGGGCCGGATCGCGGTCCCGGTGACGGTGGCGATCGCGGCCACGGGCATTCTCCAGTCAGGTAGGGGCTGGTCAGCGGCCGATGAGGGAGATCGACGTCTGCGGGTAGACCGGGGTGGTGCCGCCGAGCGTCCAGGCGACGCGGCAGTACTGAGGTAGCACCATCGATCCGGTGGAGGCGATGTGGAGGCCGGCGGAGGTGCTGCTGTAGTTCGGTGTGGTGGTCAGCTGGGCGGTCTTGGCGACCTGCGCGAACCAGTTCCCGTCGGGGTCCTGTACGTCGAGTTGGACCAGCAGGGTGGGGGTGGTTCCGGTTGCGGTGCCGTTGACGAACACGGCGAGCCACACGTCGGTGATGTCCATCAGGCTGATCGGTACGGTGCCGCTGTTGCCTGATGCGGTGAGGGTCTGGCCGAGTCCGGAGTTGGACAGGGTCCACAGCGTGCGGGCGCTGGGGTAGTAGGTGCCGCTCACCGCGGTCCCCCTTTCTGTTCGGTCAGGTGAACCAGTCCGGGTATCGGCTGGGGTCGATGCTGGCGACGTAGGTGCAGCGGCACAGTGGGTGGATCGGCAGTTCGGGCACGTCGGCGGCGGGCCAGGGGCTGCGGGCTTCTGCGTCTTCGCATGCGGCGCAGACGCGGCCGTCGCCGACGGTGACGATCGACAACTCGGTTGCGCCGTCGGTGCGGTAGAAGGCGAGTCCGGCCGTGGCGGTTGCGGTGGTGACGGCCCAGTCGACGGTGAAGTCGGTGCCTGCCGGGTCGGTGAGCCGTGTTTCGACGGCGTCGGTGAGGTCCTGTTCGGTGGTGTCGCCGTCTGCGCCAGCGAGCGTGCTGGCGATCCGAGTGGCGGCTCGGTCGATGAGTTGCCGCAGCCAGCGGTCGCTGTCCGCGTCGGCGGGGCTGTTCCTGTCCAGGGCGGCTAGGGCGTCGCCGAAGGCCTGCTCCCAGTCGAGGGGCCGCTTGTTCCCGGCTCGGTCTGCGCCGATCGCTGCTGCAGCTGCGACACCCTCGGCGTAGCCGTCTCGCACCGCATCGGTCACCGCGTCCCGGAGGGCCGGCCAGGCCGGGGAGTCGGGCAGGCTTGCGAGGAGCGCCCGGGCGGTGGCGAGAGCCGCAGCCGCGTCTTGGGCCTCGTCGCGCCGATCCCTGTCGAGGAACGCCCGTACCGCCTCGACGATCCCCAGCGCGGTGACCAGGCGCCCCCACACGGCGGCGACAGCGCTGGCGTGACGGTCGATCAGCGCCTGGCGGCGGTCGAACAGCCGGGCCCACAGGCCCTCAAGGCGGCCGAGGTCTACGGTCACTTCGAGAACCTGCGGGTCCTCGGCGTGGTCGACCGCCAGCTGAACCGCGACCGTGCAGCCGGCCCGGACGCGACCGGTCATGGGGCCGCCGGATGCCGCCCAGCCGGCCGCGTACGCCTCGCGGGCGTACTCGGCGATCGGATGCGCCACGATCGGCCCCCTTGCTGCTGGTCAGGCGATCCGCTTGACGATCAGCGCGGGCACGTCGCAGGCCCGCACAGGGTGGCCGTGGCGTGCCTCGCAGTCCCTCGCCAGCGAGGGCACCACGTACGCCTCACCGCACACCTGACACCGGTAGGGGCTGTCAGGCGGCGATGTCATCACGGCCGCCAGGCAGTTCGGCCAGGGCCTCGCGCAGCCTCGCCCGGTAGCGGGCGGCCCACGTTTCCGCAGGGCGGTCAGCGGGCTCCTCCGGCGGCGCGCCCGGCACTGGTGCGATGGCTACGGGCGGCGCGGGACGGGGCTCGGGCTTCTCGATCTGTGCGGGCTCGCCCGGAACAGGCTCGGCCGGTTCGAGGGACGTCCCCTTCAGCCGCATCGCGATGCCGGCCTTCGACAGGGCGTCCATGTCGCGCCACTGGACGATGTTCTGCCGGTCCACCAGCACCGCGTCGTTACCGCCCTCGACCGGCGCCTCACCGATCTCGGTCCTGTATTTGTTGAGGACCCACGAGCCGTTCCTCAAGCGCATATCGCGGATCTCCTCGATCGTCTTGGAGTCCCGCATGTCGACGTCCCGGAACTTCAACCGCCATCCGGTCACACCGAAACCGATCCTGGCGAGGCTGAAGTTCAGCGCCTCCAGCACCAGTTCGGCCAGCGGCTGGCAGGTGTTCACCATGAACGTGCGGTCCTGCGCCTCCCCGGTGCCGCCACCGAGGTGCCCGGACTCGATCACACCGGCCTTCGCCGGGGGCACACCGTACGTGGCGAGGATCTCGTCGCGTTTCTGGTCCAAGAACGCCAGGTAGTCGACCGTCCGCGATGATGCGAGCTCGTTGACCGTCGCGCCGCCCTTGGTGACCACCGGCATGCCGATGTTCCTCGGCCCGACGTTCCGGGTCATGTACTGGCTCGTCCACCGGTTGATGTCCGGCTGCGACGTCGCCGCGGGCATGTCGACGTGGACCTGCGGGGGATTGCCCTTGCGGAAGATCTCCTTCGACGTGGCGGCGGCGAACAGCCAGCTCGTGATCGGCAGTAGCGCGGCCTGGGTTGGGCTCACGCCGAACACGCTGGAGCGCGGCGCGTCCAGGCTGATGTGGATGACATCCCGCGGCTCGAACTCCGCGCGCTGCCCCAGATCCGTGACCTGCACGTACTTGCTGATCCGGCCGTGTTCGTCCGCGATCGGGAGCATGCTCGGGCAGTCCAGCGAGTACAGGGCGACCGGTTGCGTGCCGACGTAGACGACCTCCAGGTAGGCGTCGCCGAACACCAGGAGGTCGGTGATGACGCCGCGGAGGATCTGCCGGATGTTCTCCGTTGGGTTGCAGTAGGCGAGCATCTGCTCCATCAGGATGACCTCGGGCGGCTTCGCCGGGGCTTCCTGGTCGCCTTCGCCGTCGTCGCGGTCCCAGTCGGTGACGAGTCCGCCGGCGGTGATGGTTCGGGCGATTGCGTTCACGGACGCCCATGACCACGGGCACGCCAGGTAGGCCTCGTAGAGCTCCTGGAGCATGGAGCGGCGGTCGGAGCGGGTGGACGCGCCGACGCCCTGGTTGGCTTCGGTGAGGCCGCCCGGTCCGATGCCGTACTCGATGCCGGACCGTTCGGGTAGCTTCTTCGGCTGGTTGGAGGCGCGTTCCGTGATCTGTGGGTTGCGCCGTTCCTGCCACCAACTCCTCACGCCCACGGGAGAGTCACCGTCCCTCCACGTAGCGGCTGGTCGGGGTCGTCCCACCACGGATCGGCCGTGGGTTCTTCGGTCGTGCGGACGGCCATGGTGGTGCCGAGCAGTTGCAGCGGCAGTTCGTCCGGCTTGGACACAGCGTCGAGGATTGGGAACGACGGCCCGGCGCCGAGGTTGATCAGCAGGTAGCGCAGGCTGTCGCCCGAGTGGTCCTCGGCCTTGGTGTCGACGTCCTCGGGATCGCCGGTCGTGGCGTGCGGCAGCGCGGGCAGGGTGCGGATCAGGTTCTCTGCCTGCGGAAAGACGTGGAGCTTCGGGCAGGTCTCCCAGCCGAGCGCACGGTGGTGCGGGCAGGCCGGGGCCTCGGCGAGGAACGAGTGGACGCGCTGCCAGCCAGAGATCCGACTGCCTGGGCCTTTCCCGGCGGGCTGCAGGTGAGCACCGTTCTCCGCATACACCTGGGCGATGGGTTTCGCCTCGCCGCGGCTTGCCCACATCGCGTCATCCGCGTACCGGGCGGCCACGCTCTCCCCGGCCTCCGCCTCGACGATGCGCCGCGCCTGCTCGGACTCGGAGACCTGAGTCCCGTACAGCTCGCGGTAGATCCACACTCGGCCGTCCTCGTCGACGGCCCCCCACAGCACCGACCACGGGGCGGTGTAGCCCCAGTCGATGCCGGCGAACCGCTGCCAGGACTCGGGGATGGTGATGGGCTTGACGACGTGCCGGTCATAGCGCCACTCCGAGAACACCTGGCCGGCGAAGACTCCCCAGTCTCCGTCGAGGTACGCCTTGCGGAGCTTCTCGTCGAGGCCTTGGAGGTTGCGCCGGTACTCCTCGCCGAGCTGTGGGGTGTCGGTGACACGGGCCTGGAGGAAGATCCTGCGCCGTCCGCTGCCGTCGATGATCTCGCGGTCGCCGTGATTCGTGGCGTCGACGTATTCGGTGCGGACGCGGGAGTGGCCGATGCCTCCGGGGTTGGTTGCCGAGCGGATGCCGAGGCAGGGGACGCCTGCGACACCGGAGCGGACACGGACGAAAAGCTGGTCCACGACGTCCGGGGGGATCGTGGTCCGCTCGTCGATGAGCAGGAGGTTGATTTCGGCGGATTGGAGTGCCGACACTTCGGCGATGTTCTTCGCGTGGCCGAAGGTGAACACTGAGCCGTTGCTGAACCGGAGTTCGTGAGTGGAGCCGTTGTACCGGGCGCCGATGGCTTTGGCGTAGTTGTAGCGGGCCAGCATGCGTAGGACGGACTGTTCCAGTTCGGGGAACGAGCGGCGGAACCAGAACGCCTGCAGGCCGGGGAAGCGGTGGCAGGACCGCAGCCCGTACATCAGAAGAGAAGTCGATTTGCTTCCTCCTGCTGCGCCTCCATACAGGACGTCCAGGTTCTCGTCAGGCAGTGACAGGAACTCGGTCTGCGGCCCGGGGTTCGGCGTGAACCCGAGCGCCTTGAAGGCATCGAGCCGCGATGCCTTGTCGGCTTGCCGCTGTTCGACTTCAGTCCGAAGTCGTTTCAGCTCCCGCAGCTTCGCGATCTTCGCTGTCAAGAGCGGCGAGTTCAGCGTTGAGCTGTCGGAGTTGCTGGTCGATGGCATCGATCGTCAGCACCTCCACCCGCTGCGCCGACTCGATCCCGGTGAGTTTCGCGCGGCGCTCGCCGTTGCGGCGGCGGGCTTCCTCGATGCGCAGGAGCCGGTCGGCGGCGGCGAGGATCGGCGCAAAGTCGAGGATCGGCTGTTCGTTGAGGAGGACGACGTGGCCGTGCTGGATGGTGACGTGTTCGCGTTCGAGGATCCCCTTAACGATCTCGTACAGGTCGTTGAGGCGGTCCAGTTCGGCGTCGAGCCGTTCCAGCTCGAGCTGACGCAACTCCTCCAGTGGCGGCTGGAGTTCGGCGATTGCCTGCTGCATGGCGCGCTGGACGTCCTTGGCGGCGCTGGCGCGGGAGTCGTAGCCGAGTGTGTCGGCGATTTCCTGCCAGGGTTTGCCTGAGATGCGCATGTCGACGGCTTTGCGGCGGCGTTCGGCGGTTTTGGTGCGTTCGGCGGGGGATGGGCGGGGGAGGTGTCCTGCGCGGGGCATGGCTCAGCTCGCGGTGGCCGGCGGGGCGGTGGCGGGGGTGGCCGCGTCCTTGAGGTCGGTGGTGGCCTCGGCGGTGAGCTTGGTGGCGTCGGCCTTGGCTTCGGCGATGACGGGTTCGGCGTCGTGCTTGATCTGCTCGGCGTCGGCCCGGGCCTGCTGGGTGATGCGCTGTTCGTCGCCGTGGAGCTTGGCGATGGCGGCGTGGAAGCGGTCGGCGAGGTGGTGGCCCTCGGCCTTGAGCTGGTCGGCGAGGGCGTGGAGTTCGGTGGTGATGGACATGAGGGTCTCCCTTGGGGTGAGGGTTGGTCAGGTGATGAACTGGCCGCTGAGGCCTCGCGGTATGGCGCGGTGTGCAGCCTCGGTGAGGTGCTTGTCGATCAGGTCGCGGAGGTCGCGTTCGGAGAGGACGCCCCCGCTCACGCTGACGTTCACCGTGATGGGCTGGTCGGGCTCCGGTTCGGGCTCGGCGGGTTCCGGGTCTCCGTCGTCGGGTTCGCGGGTGATCGACACGATCAGGCAGGTCTGCGCCGCGAACACCGGCGGTTGGCCTGCCTTGTGGAAGACGGTGAACACGCCGTCTTCGCGGAAGCCGTCGGCGCGAACGGTGTGCGGTCGCATCTCGTCAGCGAGCTTGACGCTCCAGGTGGGCGTGGTCATGCCGCGACCTCCTGCCGGGTGTCGATGCGGCTGCCGTCGGCGCGGCGCCACTCGACGTGGTCCAGGACCGGCACGTAGTGGTCGTCGTTGACGCGAACGCTGCGGTAGACCGGGGTGGCCTCGACGGCGTCGGCGGGAGCTCCGGGGATGTGCACGTCGAGGTCGATGCCGAACCAGGGTTGCTGCCGGTGCGCGCGGTCGATGCGCGTGCCCTTGCCGAGGAGGTGCAAGGTCTTGCGGAAGTACGGCTCCACCTCGGCGGACACGCGGATGCGGACGGTCCGCCAGAACTCGGCGCGTTGGTTGCGCTTGTGGTTGATGCGGGCCTGGCCGCCGCCATTGATGGTGCCGGACAGGAGCCACGCGGTGTCGTGGGGGCCGTGGACGATGGCGGCGATCTCGCCGTGACGCGGCCGGTGAGGGTGGATGGTCGCGAAGGCGCGGGAGGCGTCACGGCTGAACGCGCGGCGCTGGGCGCGGAGGCGGAGGGGCATGAGGGTGCTCCGAAGGTGAGGGTGAGGGGGTGCTCAGTCGAGGGCGGCTGAGGGCGGGTCGGGGATGAAGTCGGCTGTCCGGCCGCGTGCGGGGCAGACGGGCCCGAGGTGCCACCAACGGCGTTCGCCGAGGTAGGCGGGCTGGCCGCAGCGGCTGCAGGTGCCGGGGATCGGATCCCAGTCGGGCTCGGGGGTGAACGGGGCGTCGAGGGCGCGCTCCGGGCGATCGGTCACGCAGGCACCCATCTGCCCTCGCGGATGAACCCGTGGTCGCCACATCCACGGCAGAGCAGACTCGGGCTGATGGTGAGCGGGTCGAGAGACTCGACGGTCCACACTGGCCGGGTTGGATCGATCTGCCGTACCACTGGTCCGTCGAAGGTGGCGGCGCTCCCGACGCATGGGGTTCCGTCGGGGCGCGGGTGGTCGACGATGACGCCCCACGGGTCGACGTCGGGCAGGCCGTCGTACTGCGGGTTGAGGTCGCGGTCCGGGGCCCACTTGGTGAAGCTGATGACGTGGCCGTGGCCGATGTCGATCGACTCGCTCATGCTTCCTCCTCCACTGCTTCGTTGGCCCAGCGGAGTCCGCAGGCGGTGGAGCAGAACTCGCCGTCGACATCCGGCGGTACGGGGCGTCCGCACCAGAGGCAGTCGGCCATCGCGCACCGCCTTCGGTGTTCGCCGGCCCGGCCGGACGGGTGGCCGGGCTCGGCGAACCCAGGCCCGCCACCCTCGGAGCGGGCCGGCCCTGCCGGGCAAGAGCCGCGCAGCAGGGAACTCGTGGGGTCAGGCCGCCATCGGGTAGGAGCGACGGGCTTTCTCCCGCGTCGCCTTCTCCGCTCGGATCACGTCGATCGCGCGGAACAGCGGGCGCCCCCGCCAGTCCGTGCCCGCCTGGTCCAGGTGGCCCCGGTACTTCCAGTTCCGTACCACGTTCGGCGATACCTGTGCGGCCTCGGCGGCCTGCTCGACCGTCCACAGGGTGGTGGCGAGATCCACGCTCAGATCAACCACGGAGTCCACCTCCAGCCGGCAAACGAAAAGGCCCCGCTGAGTTCAGCGAGGCCTTCCGAGGCATAAATGGGCATGACGATCCCCCGAAAGATCGTCATGCGTGATAGTCGCATTTGTCAAGCTGCGGCTTCGATGTACCGCGCCACACCGACCAGCCGCTCCACGTACGTGGCGTACTCGTCGTTCGTCATGACCAGTTTGCAGGCCGGGTCGCGGCACTCCACCACGCCGTTGACCGATGCCAGCCACGGCCCGTTGCAGCGCCGGCACGGGGCAAGGCGCTTCTCGACGCGCTGCTCATCCTGGCGGCAGAACACCTCGGCGGCGCGGTGCCAAGTGCGTATCTCCCACGCTGGGTTGCCGGACATTCCGCCGTGCGTCTCGGTCGCGCACGGGTGATCGGTGAGGAGCCACCGCAGGTGCTTGGTCAGGGTCGCGATGTCACGGGTCATGGTGATGCGTTCGGGCCCGAGGTTCTCCCGGTACTCGCCGACGTGTTCGCGGGTGTCGTTGGCGAGGGTGTGGAGGGAGTCGAGGAGCCGGTCGGTGAGGAGACGCGCGTGCTGGCCGGGCCAGGGTGCGCGGAGTCCGCTGCGGCCGATGGTGCCGGTCTGCTTGGTGGCGGTGCCGTGGAGGGCTTCGATGTAGACGGACACGAACAGGGCGGGGAACTGGCCGAGTTGGGTGTGGGCGGTGGAGTAGCAGGGCCAGCAGTGGACGGGTTCGCCGTGGACGGGTTGGAGGGTGTGGGGTTCGCCGAGTTCTTCGGCGCGGCGCCAGGCATTGTTGCACTGGCCTGGGCAGGGCGTGTTGGTGGGCATGAGGGTTGGCCTCCCGGTCCGCGCGGCTGATCTCCGCCCAGTGTTACAGGACCGTCCGCCAACTCGCCGTAAACGCAACGGCGCCCGCCCCGAGTTGGGTGGGCCGGTGCGACTCAGGTGCCGTAGAAGCCGTCGAGTTGGACGTTGAGCTCTGCGAGGTCCGGGTGCTCGGCGATCTCTGAAGCTTCGGCCTCGGCGAGCGCGGCGACGAAGCGGCGCATGGCGGCGGTTGCCTCGATCGCGGTCGCGTTGAGCTCGTCGCGTGAGGCTGCCAGGCGGTAGGCCTGGGCGCGGAGGCGGTAGAGGGCGGCCCAGAACTGGTCGAGTTCTTCGGGCGTCATGTCGCCGTTCGCCATGTCCCGTCCTCCTTGAGGTGCATAGTCCGGCCGCAGCCCGTGCACACCGCGCTGTCCGGAGCAGCCTGGACAGGCTTGTGCTCGATGCAGGTCCCGGCCTTGCGGAGGACAACGGCGAGGGCGGCGATGGTGCCTGGCTCGGGTTGGATGCCGAGGAGGTCGTGTTCGAGGACAGCGATCCGGGTGGGGTTGGCCCGGGGGCGTTCGGGGTTGAGGCGGTGGACTCGCTGTCGGAAGGCGCGGAGGGTGCGCATCATGCCGTCCAGTATGTCGCTCCGGGCATGCGAAACGCCCCGCCTGGTGTGGGCGGGGCGTCGGGCGGTGGATCAGCTCTGGGGTCTCCAGCCGGACGCGGACCGTGAGGTGCTGCTCGAGCTGGCGCCGGTGATGGTGGCGTTGACGCTCACGCTGACCTTCGGCGCGCTGCCCCGCAGGAGGGCGATCCCGGCGGCCGCAACGCCAGCGACGACCGCGGTGGCGTCAGCGACGTGCGCGATCCCTGCGGCGTAGTGGCCGACGACGGCCGCGGTCCCGGCGACCGCGCCGCCACCGGACAGGATTCGGGCTGGCCACGGGTCGCGGGGCGCCTGCTCGACGATGACGGTCTGTGGCGCCGGGGTGTGGACGATCGGTGCCGGTGGCGGGGGAGGCGGGGTGTCGTTCATGTACACCGGGATCGGCTTGCCGGTCTCGACGCTGACGGCGTATCCGACGCCGGTGACGTTCCCGGTCTGGACGTGTTCGGGGGTGGCGTAGGCATCACGGTGCGCGGCCTGCTGCTGGAATCCGGTGGTGGTGGTCATTGCGGGTCTCCGGGGGTGTCGGTGCGGTACTGGACGTGGGCGTACATGCCGTGGGCCGGCTTGTGGATCCGGGGTTCGGCCTTGAGCCAGTCGGTGATGGCGGAGCGGGAGGGAACCTGGGCGCCGGGGAGCGCGACGCGGAAAATGTCGCGGATGGCGTCCGGGCCGATGCCGCTGGGCCCGGCCTTGGCGACGATGCTGAAGACCATGGGCCAGCGGGCGTCGTCGGATACCCCGGGGGTGGGCGAGGGTACGTCGTCGGTCGGCTGGGCGGGCTCGGGCTGGAGGTCGACCGGGGGCTTCCACAGGGCACCGCCGCCGTCGAGGATTGCGCGGAACTGCCGCTCCAGGTCGTCGTCGTGGGTGGTGGCCTCGTTGGCGGCGTTGCGGGTGCGGTCGCGGATGGCGTCGGCTGCGGCGATGGCGTCCTCGACGCTGCTGGCCGGTGCTGTCGTGTCCCAGTCGGCGGTGACGCTGCGCCGGATCGGCTTGGGCAGGCCGAGGTCGGGCTCCGACTCGGAAGCAGCGGTCTGCTCGAGTAGGTCCTCGAAGTTCCCGGGGTCGGAGAAGAACAGGTGGTCCGTGTCCTCCCAGCGCCGCTCGTACGCTTCGCCGGCGACCTTCCGGGACAGGGCGTCAAGCTCGGGCCGGATGCCGGTCGTCGCGAGGACGGCCTTCTCGATGATCTGCGGCGTGATGCGGTACGCCTTGAACGGCCGGGCGGGCTGGCTGCCGACCTTGATGAACCCGCAACCCGGGTACGGGGCGTCCTCCGGCGAGAGCCGATCGGCCCAGCCGAATAGGTAGTTCAGCTCGGACTCGGTGGCGACGGCCATGCCGACCTTCAGCGCGGACTGCTGGAGAATCTGCGGCTGGGAGATGACGTCCTGGGTCGCGCGCAGAGCGGCGTTCTCGACGTTGCACGCAACGGCGCGGGCGAGTTCGACGACCTGGATGAGCGTGTCCCCGGTCTTCTTCAGGACCGGGTCCTGCCGGGCCTTCATCGAGTACAGCTCGGCGATCTCGTCGCAGTCCAGGGTGATCGCGGGGATCTTCGCGGAGACGGGCAGCTTGTCGTCGTTCGCGGCGATCTCCAGGGCCTTGTAGCCGGGCTTGCGGGCTTTCGCGATCCGCAGCAGCGCCTCGGCCATGGCGAGGGCCTTCTCCGGGGTGTCGGCGACCCAGTCGACCGGCGGGCGCCCGGGGCGGCCGGCCTTGTTCCAGGCGTGGAGCCATGGCAGGGCGAGGCCGCCGCCGTTGAGGTCGATGACCCAGATCAGGTTGTCGACCATGCGGACCTGGTTGGCGAGTTTGACGTTCATCAGGTTGGTCTTGCCGGAGCCCTTCTGGCCGACCGTCAGCGCGGTGAGCTGCCGCATGACGGCCCCGGCCTGGGCGCCGTCCTTGTGGACACCGATCGTGGAGAAGTCGTTGATGGACGTCGGGGAGAAGTCGGCCGGGTACTCGACGTCGTCGATGAGCCGGTTGACGGTGGCGACGGCAACGAGGGCTGCGCCGCGGTCCGCTCCGGGGGTGATCTCGACGCCGCAGCCTTCGGGGAGGCGGGCGTCCCCGGCGAGGCGGTCCTCGTAGGGCTTGAGCTGCCGCCAGGTGGTGCCACCGGGGGGAACGATTTCCAGGGTGTATCCGGCTCCGGTGTCCCATTGCTCGATCCCGGTGACGGTGACGCCTTCGGCGGAGCAGACGCGGGCGAAGCGGTTGGTCCAGTCGGCGGCGAGTTTGCTGCGGAGTGCCTGCGCCGCCTCGGTGAGCTCGGCGGTCTGCTGGTCCTGGCGGGCGAGTGCGGCCTTCCGTTCGGCGCGCTGCTCGCCGGTCCAGGCGACGGCGAGGCCGATGGTTCCTGCGGCGAGTGTGCCGAGGGTGTTGGTGGACCAGGGGGTGGTGGCCATGGCCCAGGAGCACCAGGCGCCCGCGCCGGCCCAGGTTGCGGCGCGCATGGCGAGGGACATGCCGATGATGCGGTGGCGGACGCCGGCGATGGTGTGGCCGACCAGTCCGGCGGTGGCGGTGGCCACGGCCCACGCGGGTGGCATGTGGGCGGCGTGTCCGGCCCACGCGGCGGCCAGCGTCGCGCCGGCGGCGTTGAACGGCCCGGACACGGGGCCGTGCTTGGCCTCCCAGTCGGCGTGCATGGTGATCGGTTTCTCCTGATTCGTAGTCGAGAGGGGAAGGTGCCCGGCCCCGTTCGGGGCCGGGCGCTGGGCGGGGTCAGGCCTGGTTGGTGGTGAAGTCCCACATGTGCTCGCCGTTGCGGGGGTTCCGAAGGCGGGTGAGGTCGACGTGGTGGAGGTTCTCGAACGCGGGGACGAGCTCTGCGGCCATCTCGGCGGCCTTCTGCTGCAGTTGGTAGATGCCGCGCATCAGGTCGACGACCTGCGGGGCGAGGGGCTGCTCGCCGTCGGCCTTCTCCGTGGTGATCTTCATGGCCTCAGCGACGAGCTGCAGGGCCTCCTGGAGGCCGGCGAAGTCCTGGCCGACCTGGAGCATGCCGGTGGGCTCGTATGCGGCGGCGGCGCGGGCCATTTCCATCGCGGATGCGGTGAAGTGGTGACCGGACATGGTTCCTCCGTTGCTGGCGGCGGGCGTGAACGTGGACGGGGTGTAGGTGGGCCGGTTGACGGTGGTCGCGATCGGGGCGTCGGGCTGGGTGGTGTTCTGGTCGGCCGCGGCCTGCTCGGCAGCGGCGGCTTCCTTGTCGGCGCGGCGCTGGCGGCGCTTCGCCCACACGTCCCGCATGCGGTCCCAGCCGGCGCGCCAGTTCCACCGGAACAGCCCGGTGACGACGCCTCGGGTGACGGCGACGGTGCCGTCCCATACGGCGCCTCGGGCCCGAACCGCCTGGCGGCGCAGCACGGCAGCAGTCTTGGCACGGGCGGGCTTGGTCTTCTCCCAGCCAACGGCCGCGGTCTTCTTGCCGAGCCGTCCTGCGGCGACGGCGAGCTGACGGCGCTTCGCCTGCTGGTCCTTCCAGTCAGCCTTGGTGTGCGCGACCCGGTTACCCAGAAAACGGGAGAGCAGCCCCGCCCGGCCTCGTCCGGCCTTGGTGTCGGCGAGACGGCCCGTACCACCGGTGCGCCGGTCAGAGATCCTGGACAGCTGCTCCGCCCGGGCACCGCCCCGGCCGTTGCCTGCCCCCGGTGTCCCGCGCCCAGTCGTGCCGACCGACCCGTACCCAGCCTGGGCACCGGACGGACGCGGCAGCGACCAGCCGTCCCGCGTCGCGCCGCGACCGCTGCCGGCGCCGGTCCGACCGGACAGACCCGCGCTGCGATTGCCCGCCGACCAGCTACCCACGCCGGGGCCACCTGCCGTACGCCCGGACCACCCGGCGCCCGCCCGGGCCGCGGGCTGGCTTAGGGAGCGCTGCGCTGCGCGGCCACGTATGGTGGCCCGGCGCTTCGCGATGACGGCGACCGCGCTGCCGAGGGTGAGCGCCCCAGCCCCGGCGATCCCCGCGACACCACCAGCCTGGTACGCGCCGGTCAGGGCCATGACGGTGCCGTTCGCGGCGGCGACCATCACCGGCCCGACTGGCAGGCCCTTGCGGCGCGCGGCTCTCCGCTCGGCCCGCTGAACCGCGGCGAGGTCACCCAGCGCGTCCTGCGCGGCTGAGGACGGCGTGGCCCAGTCGATCGGCTGCGCGGGGGCGGGGGTTTCGTAAACCGAGTCGTCGGCCTCCTCGTGCTGGCGGGCGGCCGGTGCGCTGGCGGGCGCGGGCGGCGCTTGGGTCTGGGACACCGGGGCTCCTTCTTGTCGTAGTCGTCGTTGTCGTCGCCGACGGGGAGGGGGTTTTGGCTGTTCAGAGGGGTCGGGAGAGGGCTTGTAGCCGGGCTACGACGACGTCGACGACGACATCGCCCGGGTTAGCGTCAGGCGGCGTTCTGGTCGTTCCAGCGAGCCTGGGCCTTCACGAGCCGGTCGTAGGCGGTGGTCTGCTTCAGGTTCAGTGCCTCGATCGCCCGCTGGAGGTTGATCGCGTCGTAGCCCTCGGTCTCGATCAGCCGGAGCAGCGTTTCCACTTCGGCTTCGATGCGGGCCCTTCGGCTTCCGATTTCGGCCGGACGCTTCGGCGTTGCTTCGGCTTCGGGCTTCGGGTTTCGGGTGCTGGCCGCTTCGGGTTCGGGCCGCAGCTTCGACTTCGGGTTCTCCGCCGGGCGCTCCCGCTTGAGCTGCTTCCGAAGCGCCTCGTCCTGAAGCCGAAGCCGATCCTGCGTAAGCCGAAGTGCTTCGGCTTCTGCTTCGGCAGTACGCTTCGCCGCAGCTTCGGCTTCCTGCCGGCGCTTCAGGCCGGCGTCTGCTTCGGCCTGCCGCTGCTGCTCGGCGATACGGGCGCGCTCCACTTCCGCTTCGGCTTCCGCGATCAGACGCTGCCGCTCGATCTCGGCGAGCCTCGCTTCGGCTTCGGCATCGGCCAGCTTCCGGTTCCAGGCCACTTCGGCGAGCTTCGCTTCGGTTTCGGCTTCCGTGAGGCGGCGCGTTTCGGCTTCGGCTTGGCGCTGCTGCTCCTCAACCCGAAGTGCTTCGGCTTCGAGTTCGGCCTGGCGTCGTGCTTCGGCGGCGCGGGCCGCTTCGGCTTTCCGCTGTGCTTCGGCTTCGACTTCGGGCATCGCGAGCGCTTCCGAAACCGAAATCCCGAAGCGAGCCATGTCGAACGGAAGGAGCTCATCGGCGTCGGCGAGCCACCTCCACTGCCAGCCGTACTTCTTGCGGAGCTTCGCCCGATACACGCGAAGCTCCCGTAGGAGCGTGATCACCACGAGGTAGGACGGGATCTGCCAGACCCGCATCCGACGCCAGATCAGGAACGTGCCGACCGGGGACAGGAGCCAGCGAACGATCGGCGGGGACTCGATGTGCCGGTCGGCGACGATGTCGGCGATCCGGCCGATGGCGTGGCGAGCTGCCTCGACCACGATCACGAACAGGATCGGAATGGTGGCGTGCATGCCGACGGCGAGCCAGTCGCCCCATGCGGCGGCAGCGTTGAACGCGATCGTCGCGCCGGTCAGGCCCCAGGCGCCCTGTCGGAGCAGCGGGTAGGGCATGCGCAGCCAGGTGAGCACCAGGTCGAGGCCGAGGAACGCGACGATGCCTGCGTCGACGCCAGCGGGGAAGGCGTACGCGAAGGCGCCGAAGCCCTTCGCGAGGGCGAGGGTGGTGACGGCCCGGTAGGAGCCAGCGAAGCCGATGACGGCGATGGTGGTTGCGGCTGCGGCAACGAGGCCGACGAGCTTCTTCTGGATCGGGGTGAGTCGGGTGCGGGTGGCCGGCTCGGGCTGCATGCTGGTCTGCTGGCCGGCGGACAGGTCGGGCGCGGTCACGGGGTTGGCCTTTCGGGCGTTGGGTTGATGGGGAGGGCGGTCAGGCGGTCGGGGTCTGCTCGGTCGGGGTGTCGTCGGTCTGCTGGTCAAGGAACCAGGCGGTGGCGTCGAGGGCGGCGAGGATGCCGGCGGTGATGATGTGGAAGGGGCGGTGCGGGGCGAAGTAGCCGCCGTCGGTGATGGCGATGAAGCCGACGGCGGCGAGGTAGGCGACGGCCTTGTGCGGGGTCCAGAAGACGAAGGCGGCGGCGCGGGCGAGGTACTTCAGCGGGGTGCCGGGCATCAGTGCGGTGCCTTCTCGGAGATCGCGAGGGCGAGCTCGGCGAGCCGGATCTCGTTGGCGACCTGCTCGGCGGGTGCGTGCTTCTCGTGGGCCATAGCGGCGAGGGCGTAGTGCCGGGCGGACTGGTTGATCCAGCCGCGGCGGCTAATCATCGGGGTGTCGGCGGTGTCGGCCACGAGTGCTCCTTCAGGGATGGGTGACCGGGCCCGCGTGGGGGTTCGCGAGCCCGGCCGGTTCTTGGGCGGTTAGGCGTTGGAGGCTTTCCAGGTGTGGCCGCAGGTGTTGCAGGTGGCGTCGAGGACCCACGGTCTGAGCGGTTCTTCCTGGGTGGTGACGTTGGTGCTGCCGCATGCGGGGCAGCGGGTGTCCTCGTCCATCAGCCGGAGTTCTCGTGGCCGAGGGTGCGGAGGAGGCGTTCGGCGTTGGCGAGGATCTGTTCGTCGGTCATGGCGTCGAGGAGCTGGTCGATACGGCGCGGGGTCGAGTCCTTGGGGACCTGGCCGAGGGTGGTGGCGATGCTGGCGGCGTTGCGGCGGTGCTCGTGCATGGTGGGCATTGCTGCTCCTTGGGTCGCTTCAGTCGCTGGCGGGGCGGGGCCTGGGGAACCTCGGGATGACCGGGCCGTCCGGGTCCTCGTCGTCCCAGGTGTCGCGCCAGCCGAGTCCGAGGTCGGGCGCACCAAGCTCGGGCGCGGGCCGGGAGGCGCGGTTGCGGTAGTCGAAGTCCTCGCGGGTTTCGGCGGCGAGGTCGGCGAGCGCGTCGGGTTCGAGGATCACTCGTTGCCGCCGGCGGGCTGCGGGGGAGGGGGCGGCGAGGGGTTGTGGTCGCGGTTGCCGTTGTTGATCTGGTGGTCGGGCATGACGGTGAACTCCTCTCGGACTAGGCGGCCTTGGGCTGCAGAAGTTCGTCGACCTTCGACTCCGGCACGCGGAAGCCTCGGGCGCGCTTCTTGCCCTTGCCGAACTTCTGGGCGGCGAGGTCGTCCCGGAGTCGGTAGACGGTCGACACGTGGACGCGGAGCCGCGCGGCAACTTCCTTGGCGGTCAACATCCGCTCCGGAGGGGCCACGTCGTCGGTGGCCGGGCGGTCATGAGACATGGCTGCTCCAGGGCATGGCAGTGGTGGGGTGCTCTCCTCAATCCCGAGAGCTTATACTGAACAAGTTAGCCGAGCTATCTGTATATGTCTACTTCTCTGGGTTAGCATCAACGAGTGCTGGCCCCGATCTCTCGGGTCCTCCCGAGTCACTGAAGGCCAGCCCTGTACCGTGGACCCTTGCCCGTCGCCACCCGGGCTGCCGCCCTCGCCTCGCCATCGAAGGACACGTCTGATGCGCCCTGACCGCTTCGAGCAGATGCTCGCGGAAGCCAACCGCCACATCCCGGCAGTCGACGGCGTCAAGACGCTGGCCGATGCCGGCCACACGGAGCACCCGTACGGCGTCGCCGCGCACCTGGCGGACGGTGCGCAGGTGTGGTGGTCGTTCACCGTGCAGTCCCGCCCCGGGGACCGGTACACACAGCCGGAGGACGCGCCGGTGTCCGGGGACCGGCCGGGCCAGCTTGCGATGCCGGAGCAGCCGGCCGGGGCGGTGTCGATGTCCTACCTTGAGCAGGCCCTCGCGGCGCAGCTCATCGCATTGGACGAGCACGCCGAGATCAAGGCTGTGCACCCGTTCTCCGCCAGCGAGGAGGCTCGCGCGATTCCATTCGGGATCCGCGTGGACTTCCACGACACGTCAAAGGCGTTCGTCAACTGTTTGGCGACGGTACGTGCTGGACAGGATGCGCCGCGTGGTCGCTGGTATGAGGTGACCGCGACCGTGTAGCGGAAGGGGACGGTATGGCTCCGCAGGGGAAGTGTCCGGCGTGCGGGCAGGCGATCGGATCGCCGCCGGGAAGGCCGGCCGTTCAGCACCGGGCGCCCGGACAGACGTCAGCGTGCTCGGGAGTGGGTAAGCCGGCCCAGCCGCTGTAGCTCAACAGGCAACTGCGCCCCACCCAATTCGCCTGGGTGGGGCGCAGTCGTAACGGCTTCAGGCCGCCAGCGCCTCGCCGCCCAAGTAGTCATCGAGCGACATGCCGAGAACCGTGCACGCCTCTGAAGGATTGGCAGCCTCGGGCGCCAGGTCGCGCAGCGCCAGCAGCTTGTCGTACATGGCCACCTTCGCGCCGTACGCGTGCTCCATCGCAAGCTGCTCAGCGCGCTTCGCCTTCAGCTCGTCCCACGGGACCATCGATACGAGCTCCTGCGCGACCCACTTCTCGCCGCCTGCCCGGGTGCGCTTGAACCCGGCGATTGCGTCCTGCGTGAGGACCCGGCCGTCGTACGCCACCGGAAGTCGCGGGACGCGGCTCTTCGCGTAAGAGGACACCTCTGAGCCTGCGCCGCGCCGCCGGATGTCGGAGTCGAGCAGGATGGCCCACTGACGGTGAGCCTGTACGGCGTCATGCAGCTTTTCGAGGAACGCTGCGATCCGCTCTGCGGAGTCGGGACTCTCGGCGATCACCTCCTCCATCATCTCCGCGTACTCGTCGGTCCACTTCGGGGCCCATCCGGCCTTCCGCACATCAACCTCCCACTACTAGTGACAGACCCTGCGGGCGCTCCCGCAGAGCCTCGATCCGAGCGACGTACTCGGCCACGGACGCGGCCAAGTCGCGCAGTTCCCTCATCTGGGCCTCATCGGCGCCGGCGGCGACCTGCTCCGGGCGGAACATGCCGATCAGGCCGAACGCCTTGGACAGTTCCTTCTGGAAGCTGTGCTGCCACTGCTTGCGGCGGACCTCCTCGGCCGCGCCGGATGCCTCCAGCTGGTCGCGGACGGGCGCGACGAGTGCCTCGACCTCGGCTTCGCGGACCTTTCTGAACGCCGGATCGACCTTCCCGGTGCGATCCATCGCCTGCTGCGCCTCGCGGGCGGCTTGGCGGACCGGCTCGGGCGCCTTCGGGTCGACGGCGGCCTGGACGACATGGCGCGCCTTCTCCAAGGTGCGGCCAGACATGCCTGTCGCCTTTGCGACCTGATCGCGCGTACGCCCCGACGCCGGCTTCGGCACGGGTGAGCCTGCGGGAAAATTTCCCACAGGCTCAGGCGCCGGGGCGGGCTCCACGAACATCAGCGTCGGAGCCGTCGGGTCAACTGTGGATCGGACGCGGGCCGATTCGGCTGCGGCTCGGCGGGCGGCTTCACGCCGCCGCTCCGCCGCTCGCTGCTCCTCTATCGCACGGATCCGCTCGGCGTGCTCAACGGCTTCCGTGGGCGTGAACGGCTCCCGTTCGGTGTTCTCTTCACCCTCGGCGAGCAGCGCCTCCAGTTCGTCGGCGAGGGAATCGGCGATGTGAGCGTCGATCTGGGCGCGCCCGAGTTTGCGGTGTGCCTCGATGCGCCGGCCCCCGGCAACGAGTGCATAGCCGACGCCGTCGGGGCGGACCACGATCGGCTGGAGCAGGCCGCGGTCCTCGATGGACTTGGCGAGGGAGTCGATGTTCCGCATCTCGCGTCGGGCACGGGATCCGACGGAGATGCGGTCGAGAGGGAGGGTGGTGACGTGCACGGGCGCCTCCGGGTGACGGGGTGTCATGGATGTCTCGGCGTTACGGAATCGAGTCCGGTTGGTTGCCGGGTCGGGTTGCCGCAAGTGCTATGAGCCCATGATGGCCCATTTGGCTGGCAGGCGTGTCGGCTCGGGGCTGGGGTGCTGTGGTAGTGCCGGGGCGTGAAGAAGCCCCGCCTGGTAATGGGCGGGGCTTCCTGGGGTCGGGTGCGGGTCAGCGGCCCAGGAGTTGGGCTTTGGCCTGCTCGAACTCGGCCGAAGTGAGCACGCCGGACCGCACGAGGCCGTGGAGCTTGGCGAGTTCGTCGGCCACCGACGCCGCAGGGCCAGCAGGGCCGCGGCCGGCGATGGCGTTCTCGACCGCATCCTTCAGCGCCTCGAACTGGGCCTGCTGCTTGCCGCCGAACGGTACCGCGTTCTCGTCCTTCAGTACGTCGGTCTGCAACGCCCCGGTGCGGTGCCCGCGGTGCTCGAGCGTGCCGGGGATGACGAAGCGGATGTAGCCGCCGGTCATCATGCCGGCGGGCTTGAACTGGACGGCGGTGACCTGGGCGATGGGGATGGTGCGGGTGCCGCGGTCGACGAAGCCGGACTTGGGCCGGTTGATGGTGATGGTGTGGCCGTCGAAGGTGACGGCGGCGATGCGGCTAGCGGCGGTGACGGTCACGGCGGGCTCCCTGGTCAGCTGTCGGACTGCTGGCTGCCGCTGTTGATGGCGGCGATCCGGTCGATCATCGCTTTCAGCTCCGTCTGGGCCGCCGTCGCGGATGCTGCGGCCTGGCTCCAGCCGTCGGAACTGTTGCCGCCGGCCGCAGTGAGGCAGGCCTGCGCCGAGGCGGCCGCGTCATCGAGGGCCGCGGCCCAATGCCGTTGCGCTTCCGAGTCGGGGACGGGCTTATAGGCGCGTGCGGCTTGGACGTGGTCGCGCAGGCGGGTGCAGTCTGCGGTGAACGCGGCGTTGTTGCCGGTGTCGCCGCCGATGGCCTGGTTGTCGTCGAGAATTGCTTGAAGGTGGGCCTGGCCGCCGTGCTTGCTCCAGTCGCCGATCTGGTCGGGTGCGCTGGCTGGGGCGCTGGAGCAGGCGGCGGCGAGCAGGGCAAGGGCTGCGGCGGCGAGGGCTCTACGCATGCCGGCCAGCGTGGCAGAGCCCAGGGCCGAGTGTTGACCGTGTGACCAGACCGTGACGAGGTGGCGCAGCCTGTCGGGGTGTATCACCGCGACAAGGGCGACCGTGATCCGGCCGCAGTCGTAGCCAGCGACGAGCCGTCAGGCAGTGAAGTCGTACTGCAAGAGGTAGCTGCTGGAGTCGAGAACCATCTCTGTCACCTCAACAGGCTGTTCGTTGGCATCGAACGCCGTCCGGGCGATGAGGATCACTGGGGTGCCAGCCCCGAGGCGGAGCCGGGTGATCTCCTCTTCGAGAGGCATCCGGCACTGAAGCTCTTCCCGGAACCTGACTGGCGCGTGGCCAACCTCGGCGAGGCGCGCGAAGGTCCCTCCTGGGCCGGCCTCCCGCCGGGTGATGTCGGTGCCGGCCGCCAGGGTTGACGGGATGTAGGAGGTGGCGCGCTGCACGGCGCGCCCCTCGGCAACGAAATCACGGTCGCGCTTCCAGACCTTCTCGCCGGCCGTGAGACCAAAGCAGGCCGCGATGCGCGCTTCGGGAACGACCTCTTCGACGACCAGGTTGATGACCGCCAGTGGGCGTTCTTCGAGGTCAACGCCCCAGATTGATCGGCCGACGCCCCAAACGGACGAGGAGAGCCGCTTGGTGGCGTTGCGGGGGATGCGGGTGAAGTTCCGGACGTAGACGCCGGATCCGCGCCGAGACTCGACGAGTCCTTCCGCGCGGAGAAGACCGAGCGCTTCACGCGCGGTTCCGCGGGAGATGTCGTGCTGCGACATCAGATCGGTCTCGCTGGGGAGCTTTGCACCAGGCGGGTAGGTGCCGGCCGTGATGGCAGCCCGGAGCTCGTCAGCCACGACCTTGTAGCGAGTCGGCTTCTCGGGCTGGTTCTCGGTCAACGGGGCTCTCCTGGGCTACTTCTCTGGACATCTCAACGGTACTCGTACAGGTCAAGCTCCAGGTTAGAGGGGGTTCCGGCGCGCTGCGAACTCTGAGAACTCGGGCGACTTGACTTGTTCTGTATAGGTGAGAGAATCAGTACAGGATATGTCGCCATCGGGCGGCAACTCTACCCTCGAATCGGGGTCGCCATGGTCCACAAGCACCGCCCAAAGATCCGATGCGCGGTGCATCGCAACTACTCGCTCACGTGCGAGGAGTTCGAGGCCCTCTGGGCCAGAGCCGAAGGGCGCTGCGAGCTCTGCGGAACGGACGCATCCAAGCTGGTTATCGATCACGATCACCGCTACGGCATGGCCGCAGTGAGAGGCCTGGTCTGCACCCGTTGCAACCTCTACATCGGCGCGTTCGAAAAGCTGATGACCTTCCCGGGAATGAAGTGCCGCAACCCAGGCGGGTGGTTCCGGCCGTACTTCCGGCGGGCCTGGTTCGCTCGGGATCTACAGACCGACCCGCTTCCGCCTCAGGTACGCGCGAACCATGACCGCATCCGCGCTGACATGGCGTACTACCGACGGGCTCGTACGGCGGCAACCTGCACAAGCGCAGACGACATCCTGCTGAGCCTCGGCAGCCCCTATGAGATCGCCCAGATCCTCCGCGAACGGATGAGCCCTCAGGGGTTCGCGGTGCTCGCCAAGCGGCTGAGTGAGATGACCAGGACGCCCAAGCGTCTACAGCCGGAGTAGCACTCCAACGACGAACGGCCCCGCAAAACGCGGGGCCGACGAACCTCACAGTGCGCGCCATCAGGCCTGGTAACCGGAGCGTGCACAGATCGGAGACACCATCATGGCAGCAATCCCCGCCGTTGACGACCGACCGGCCACTCTTGCGGCCCTGGCCGCCGTCCTCCCGCCCGACGCCAAGCACCCCGTCGAGATCTGCCACATCCCCGAGGGCATCGTCGCCGCGTACAACCCGGCCGTCGAGACCCGCGCCTCCGTGTGGGCGCTGCTGACCGCCCTGTTCGGCCCGCTGCGTGACGTCACCCCGGCAGGTGCCTGGTGAGCATCTTCCGGATCTCCAACAGCAGCCACGACGCCGCGACGCGGACCGTTCGGGCCGCGGAGCACGCCGAGGACCTGGGCTTCACGAATGTCCAGCGGCACTACCACCCCGGCGCCAACGGCCAGCCCGGCACGCACTCCGTCTCCGGCACGCCACCGAAGGTCCCGGACACGCCGCCCGCCGGCCACTGAACCACCCCGCTGCGCCCGACACCCGGGCGCAGCCCCCATTCACCCCGCGTCCAGCTGGAGACGACGTGTACCTGCACAACCGCGCCCTGCACCAGGCGGTGAGCCTGTGAGCCTCGACGCGATGGACTGGGTGTGGGAGAAGTCCAAGGCCAAGGGCGTCGCGCGGATGCTGCTCCTCGCACTCGCTGACAAGGCGATCCCCGACCCCACGGACTGCAAGGCCTACGGGTCGCTGTCGTTCCTCCAGAAGCGCGCGAACTGCACCCGCGAGGCGGTCACGGACGCCCTGTCGGCGCTGTACGCCCTGGGCGAGCTGGAGCAGGTTCCGGGAGAGAAGGGCCCGTACGGAGCCGCCGTGTATCGGCTTCCGCTGGCGGTCGGTCACGTCCGGCCGGGCAAGGACGAGCGCGTGCCGATTGGTCGGCTCACCCGACCGATCGACTCGGAGAATCAGTCGGCTCACCCGACCGATCCGGGGCCAACCGCCGCAGAAATCGGTCGGCTCACCCGACCAGGGGTAGTCGGCTCACCCGACCGATTCGAAGCCCAATCGGTCGGCTCACCCGACCACACCACCAGTAGTTCACCAGAAGAACCACCACCCCCCGCGCCAGCTCCTTCCCCGGGACCCTCCTCCGCCACAACCGGAGGAGGAGGGATCAACGAACAGACCAACCGCGCCCGGATGCTGCTCATGTCCCTCCCGGCGCCATGGACCTGCGGCCCGAAGGACGCAGCCAGGATCGCACCGCAGCTGGCCCAGACCGCCGCCCGCCTCGGCTGGCCGATCGACGACCACCTGGGCACCGCGATCTGCACCAACCCCGGCGGGATCAACAACTACCCCGCCGTCATCGCGAAGGACCGCATCCCGAACCTGCTGCCGTACGCCGCCATTCACGGCCCGCGTAGCAGCATCCCGCCAGCCTGCACCGCATGCCTCGACCAGAACCCCGCAGCCGCCCGCAACCCGCGGTTCCGCACCCACAACGGCAACGCCAACGGCCAGCCCTGCCCCACCTGCCACCCCGACCACGCCGCGCCCGCCGCAGCCTGAGGAGCCACCACATGACCATGTACCTCGTCGAGAACCCGCCCACCGACCACGACGACACCGAGCCCCACACCGGCAACATCGAGGCCAGCCCCCGCCACGACCTCCTCGCCGAACAGGCCATCCTCGGCGGCATGATGTTCGACCGCGACAAAGTCGGCGACGTCTGCACCGCCCTCCACACCCGCGACTACTACCGCCCAGCCCACGAAACCATCCACCTCGCGATCATCCGCCTGTTCACCCGCGGCGAGCCCACCGACCCGATCGCCGTCGTCGCCGAACTCACCCGCACCGGCGACCTCGCCCGCGCCGGCGGCACCAGCTACGTCCACGCCTGCGTCGACGTCGCCCGCCACCACGGCGACCCCGAGTACTACGCCGAGCACGTCCACGAGCAGGCTGTCCTTCGCCGCCTGATCGGGGCCGGTGAGCGGATCGCCGACATGGGCCGAAAGGGCGAAGGGAACGTCGCGGAACTCGTCGACGCCGCGCAGTCCGAGCTGTTCACCGTCGCTGAGGAGCGCGCCGATGAGGAGATGCTCCGGGTCGGTGACATCACGGAGCAGCACCTCGACGAGATGGAGCAGCGGAAGGACAACCAGGGCAAGCTGGTTGGCGTCCCGACCGGCTTCGCCGATCTGGACGCACTGACCGGCGGCCTCCGCCCCGGGCAGATGATCGTGATCGCCGGACGCCCCGGACACGGGAAGTCGACCCTGTCCCTGGACATCGCCCGCTCGGCCGCGATCCACCACAACGTGCCCACGGTGATCTTCTCGCTGGAGATGGGTCGCTCTGAAATCCTCGACAGGATGTTCTCCGCCGAAGCCCGCGTAGCGTTGCACCATATCCGCTCAGGGAATATGACCGACGACGACTGGGACCGGGTCGCCCGACGGACGGCAGACGTCAACGAGGCCCCGCTCTTCATCGACACCTCGCACAACCTGACCGGCATGGACGTCCGCACCAAGGCCCGGCGGCTCGCGCAGAAGCACCAGCTTGGCCTGGTCATCGTCGACTACCTGCAGCTCATGTCCTCAGGCGGCGGCAAGGCGGAGAACCGGCAGCTCGAAGTGTCCGACATCTCCCGCGGGTTGAAGACCCTCGGGAAGGAGCTCAACGTTCCCGTGATCGCCGTGGCGCAGCTCAACCGCGGGCCGGAGCAGCGGCAGGACAAGAAGCCGGCGGTGTCCGACCTGCGCGAATCCGGATCGATCGAGAACGACGCCGACATGGTCATCCTCATCCACCGTGAGGACGCCTACGACAAGGACTCACCGCGGTCCGGCGAGGCGGACCTGATCGTCGGTAAGCACAGGAACGGGCCGACGGCGACGATCACAGTGGCCAGTCAGCTGCACTACAGCCGCTTCGTCGACATGACCCGCGACGTGAATTGACACCGACAAATTGTGTTTGCGGCCCAACCCCATTCTTAGGCAGGCCGTTGTCAGACCATCGGAGTAACCTTCCATCAGCTGTGAAGCTGACCGGATTCGGTCTCCCAAGTGCGCCCCTGCCCTGGGAGAACCCTCAACCGAATAGCAGGGGCGCACGACCACAGGAGATTCCCGCTCCCATGGCCCTGACAGACCATACCGGTAAAGCCCGACACCCTCGACGTCGCTTCAACACCGCTGAACGCGTCGCGATGTACCTCGCATCCGGCGGGAACTGCGCCGAGTGCGGCACGCGACTCCTCCCCGGCTGGCACGGCGACCACATGATGCCGTGGGCACACGGCGGCCCAACCGACGTCATCAACGGGCAGGCACTCTGCCCCACCTGCAACCTCAAGAAGGGCACCACACACATGGCATGGACCGGCCCGGCACCCCGCGAGTGGCAGCGCGCAGCCCTGAACACCTACATGGCCCGCGACGCACGAGACTTCCTCGTCGTCGCCACCCCCGGTGCAGGGAAGACGAAGTTCGCCCTCCGCCTGGCCAACGACCTCATCGAGGGCGGTGTCGTCAAGCGCATCGTCATCGTCGTGCCCAGCGAACACCTGAAGATGCAGTGGGCCGGAGCCGCCCACGAGTGCGGCTTCGAGATCGACCCGACCACGAAGAACGGCAACGGGCTGGAGAACCCGACCGACTACCGCGGCGCAGCAATCACCTACGCCCAGGTCGCCTCGCAGCCCGAACTCCACCGCATGGGCTGCCGCGAGCGCACCTTGGTCATCCTCGACGAGGTCCACCACGCCGGCGACGAGAAAGCATGGGGCGCCGCGGTGAAGCTCGCCTTCGGCGAGGCAACCCGGCGGCTGGCGCTCTCCGGCACGCCGTTCCGATCGGACAACAACCCGATCCCGTTCGTGCGGTACGAGCGCGACAGCGACGGCGTGCCGCGGTCGATCGCGGACTACACGTACGGCTACGGCCAGGCGATTCGCGACGGAGTGTGCCGGCAGGTCGACTTCCACTTCTACGACGGTGAGATGAAGTGGATGGACTCCGGGTCCGTGACGTCGAGCGCGAACCTGTCCGCGGAGTTGGAACGCGGCGACGTGTCCGCAGTGCTGGAAACGGCGCTGGACCCTGCGACGGGTTGGATGAAGGGCTTGCTGGCCAAGGCAGACGACACGCTGACGGCGATGCGAATGGAGGCGCCGAAGGCGGGCGGCTTGGTGATCGCCTACCGGGCGCCGCAGGCGAAGGCGTACGCGAGGATGCTCAAGGCCATCACAGGTGAGGAGCCTGTGGTCGTTCTCTCTGAGGACGGCCCCGAAGCGAAGGCAGGCATCGACCAGTTCTCGGCGGGAAGTCAGCGGTGGCTGGTTGCCGTGCGCATGGTGTCGGAGGGGGTCGACGTGCCGCGGCTCGCGCTGGGCGTGTACGCAACGAAGACCAAGACGGAGATGTTCTTCCGGCAGGCGGTCGGCCGGTTCGTTCGCCGGCAGGGCAAGGACGATGAGCAGATCGCGACGGTCTTCGCACCGGCGCTTTCGGGCCTTCGGATCATGGCGGCGCAGGTCGAGGCGGAGATCCGGCACGAGCTGATGATCGAAGATGAAGAGATCGAGCGTGAGCTCAGCGACGGCCACGGCCAGCAGATGCTCGACCTCTTCGCCAGGGTCCCGCTCGCGGCGTCGCAGCCCACCTTCCACGGCGCGATCCACGGCGGGACCGAGTGGACCGCGGAGGAGAACGAGCGCGCCGAGGAACTCCTCAAGAAGCACGACTTCCCGCCGAGCGTGCTGGCATCGATGCGAAAGCTGGTACGCGAGGAACTCGGCGGGATGACCAAGGTCGGTGAAGTCCTCGTTCCGGCGCAGGCCCGGCGGGTCGAGGGCGCCGAGGACGAGCCGCTTCACCGGAAGCGCAAGGCCCTGGCGGACAGGCTGACGAAGGCCTCGCGGCATGCCGTCTTCAAGCTCGGGCTGGAACACAGCGAGGTGCAGTGGAAGGTGAACCAGGTCATGGGCGTGAAGAAGCGTGCGGACGCGAGCGTCGACCAGCTGCAGCGCGGCCTGCAGTTCATGGAGCAGTGGATCCGGGAGGCATCGTGACGGCCCGGGAGGAGCAGCGGGCACGCGGGAGCCTGGTGGAGGCACTGTCGTCTGCGTTGGAGCGCGGTGGAAGCGGTTTGGACAACGCTCCGGAGCTGCTGCGCCGAGTACTCACGGACGAGTCGTGGCGGTCGTTCGTGACGCAGCGCGGGGAGTTGGTCGAGTACGAGCGCTTCGGGGACTTCGTGACGACGCCTCCGTTGAAGGGGCTGGGCACCACGGTGCGTCTCGTGCAGCGGGTGGTTGCTGACGATCCGGTCGCGGTGGATCTCCTCGACCGGGCGCTCCAGGCGAAGCCCGGTGGCGACCGTAGCAAAGTTGACAATGTCACTCCTGCCCAGCCGGATGGCAACGCGCGGGCCGCTGCCCTGCGTCGTCTTCGCAAGGACGCCCCCGAGTTGCACGCCGACGTCCTCGCAGGCCGCCTCTCCGCCCATGCCGCGATGGTCCAGGCCGGGTTCCGGCATCGGACGATCAGCGTGCCCGTCGACGATGCAGAGGCCGTCGCACGGGCACTCCGCAAGCACCTGCCCTCCGACGCGCTCGCCAAGGTGGCCCGCATGCTGTCCGACCAGGGAGCCCAGTGACGATCGCGACAGTTCACCGGCCCGTCGGTAGCGGCCGGCTCAATGTCCGTATGCCGTACGAGCTGGGCAACCGCGCCTGGATCCACCAGGAACTCGGCTACCAGATACGCCCCGAGTGGAATAGGACCGCGAGGCGCTGGGAGATCGCGCGGCAGCACATGCGGACGGTCGTTGAGGCCCTCGCCGAGCGCTTCGGAATCGTCGAAGTGACGATCGACTTCCGGACGACCAGCAGGTGTGACAGCCGCTGCCGCGACGCTGAAGGCGATGAGTGCGATTGCCAGTGCGTGGGCGAGAACCACGGTGGCGCGGCCTACTGGCGGAACTGGGTAGAGGTCGGCGAGACGACCCTCGTAGCGGCGGGTGGTATCTCCTGCAGAACGTTCAGGGTGACCGCTCGCTGAATGGCTCGCTCTCGGGGTCGCGCAGGCCGCCATCGCGGGAGTAGCGGGCCCCGCAACGCCTCCTGGCGGCCATTCATGCCCCCGGACGGACATCGGGGCGCCCGGGGCCGAGAACGGGGCGCTACCGGCCGCCCATGCCTTCCGCTGTTTCCGCCGTGGGTGACAGCCGGAACCAGACGCCCTCCTCGCCGTCCAGCGGCTGCGACGGACCCGCATCGAAGTACATGCGGAGGAACGCCTCAACGTCGCGGACGAGGTCCATGCGGCCGGCGAGCTCGATATCAACCGGCCCGCTCCCGGGCGGGGCAAACTGGGGCAACAGGTGGTCTGTGCCGTGGAGCGGCTCGACGGGCAGCAGCCAGAGAACTTGCGTCTCGCCTTCAACGCCAGGGCTTCTCCCACGCCAGGCGATGGCCGGACCGGTGTCCGCTGCCGACAGGAAGCGGAGCCGAGCCATCGTGAGGACGGCCTGCCTGGCGGGCGTGGCGCCGGTGACCCGCAGGGCTACTTGGGTTTCGGTCATTCCCTCAGGCTGCCGTGCCAGCAGTTCGCTCGCACCCTGGCTGGGCATGTGGGCTACGGGGAGCCGGCTGGGGGCTTTGGCGGGGGATCGGCTCGCTTGGCGATCCTGGCCGCGGCTTGGCGGGCTTTCTCGTGGTTCATGGCGGCGGCGTCGCCGATCTGGCGCCAGGACATGCCGGCAGCGTGGGCTTGGACGATCTCTTCGTCGAGGGTGTTGAGCTGCTCGCGGATGTGGGCGGCGCGGGTTTCGAGGGCGTGCTTCCAGTCGGTCATGGGGTGATGGTCCCAGAGTTGGCGTCTATTTCCTAGACAGTCGGGCGGGGGCCTGCCATGCTGAGAGTGTCTAAAAAATAGACAACGATCGGAGAAGCAACCCATGGCCATTGCCCCCGACTACGGCGACCCCGCCGACTGGGACGCCATCCCGGACGCCTTCAGCGCCGCCCTCCAGCAACACCTCGAACAACTCGGCTGGGTGGTCTTCGACGCCCATGACGATGCAGTCATCGTGGACGCCCCCGGCCTCGACGAGGACGAGCAGTGGTACCTCGGCCGACCCAACTTCCACGGCTGGTGGTGCTACGGCGTTGCCATCAAGGGGTACTGCGCGAACCCCGAGAGGCTATACGTCGACCCGACCGACCCCGAGGCCATCGCCCTGGCCGCCGACAAGATCCTCCGCGCCCGCCGCACCGACTGATTGCGCAGCTGATGCGCGATGCTGGACGGCGGCCCGCAACCACCTCGCTGAGGAGCACGCCATGGCTGGCAGCCGTCGTCCTCGCAGCCCGCACGTCGTCGAGGTGCCTGTCACCGGCAAGGCGGACCTGCCGATCCCTGGCACCGAGCTGACGATCACCCCGGCCACCGTGACGCTCACCTACCGCTGGTCGAGCCGAACCATCAGCATCGAAATCAGCGGCCCGCGCCAAGGCCGGCACCCCGGCTGGACCACCACCCGCCTCCTACCCGCCGACCCACGGCCCGACTGGCTCACAGCCCTGGTCGACGAGCACCGGCCCGACAACTGGCCCACCAACTAACCCAGGAGCAGCAGTGACCAAGCCCCCACTCCCCACCGGGTTCTTCGACCCCTGGCCGCGCATCCCGGTCGACGAGACCGACGGCGGTCCGTTTCACGAGGTCCTCCGCCTAGCCACCTTCGCCGCCGACGAGTGGACATTCGGGCCCGACGGCCCCTACAAGCAGCCTCGTATGACCCCGGCTCAGGCAACGCGCGGGCAGATCCGAGAAGGGCTCCTCCACCTGCTCGAGCTCGGCCTCATCGACATCGACGCGGAACGGCTGAACGCGGCCACGTCGCTCCCTATGAGCCGCGAGAAGCAGAGCGAGCAGCAGTGAGCGACTCCACCGCTCTCGGAGACAGGATGAAGGCGCATGAGGCCCCGTATCGGGCCGTGCTGCCGCGCCGCACCTTCTGCGTGCTGAGGGTTGACGGCCGCGCCTTCCACTCGTGCCTGCGGGGCTGTGAGCGCCCCTTCGACGCCCAGTTCGCCGCGGACATGGACGCCGTCGCCGAAGCCCTCTGCGGCGAGATCACTGGAGCCGTGTTCGCCTACACCCAGTCCGACGAGATCAGCGTCCTCTACACCGACTTCGGCAGCCTCAACACCGAGCCCTGGTTCGGCGGGGTCGTCGCCAAGCAGATCTCCATAGCCGCCGCCCTGGCCACCGCGGAGCTGAACGCCCGCCGGCCCGGGAAGCGCGCCCTGTTCGACGCCCGCGTCTTCACGTTGGCCGATCCGGTCGAGGTCGCGAACTATCTCCTGTGGCGGCAACGCGACGCCGTCCGTAACAGCATCTCGATGGCCGCTCAGGCCCGGTTCTCCCACAAGGAACTGCACGGTGTGAACACCGGGCACATGCAGGAACTCCTGTGGCAGCGGCACGGCATCAACTGGAACGACTACCCCGACGGGTTCAAACGCGGCCGGGTGACGGTGAAGCAGGCCGGCACGAAGGAGGTTGAGTGGTTCGACAAGCGTGAACAGCGGACTGTCCAGACGACGGCGTTCCGCTCATGGTGGGAAACCACCGGCGCACCCCACTTCACCACCGAACCCGACGGCTGGCTCGCCCGCACGATCCCGGCCCTGCCGAGCCTGACGGTCGCGTCATGACCGCCATGGACGAACTCGGCATCGCCAAGGAGCAGCTCCGCACCGCGCTCCTCCGAGCCGTCAAAGGCGCCCTCGCCGCCGACCGCGCAGACGAACTGATCGACCGCCACCAGCACGCACTCAAGCAGGCCTACCGCGAACGACTCCTCCAGCCCGCCCGCGGCGACCAGTTCGAGCAGTGGCTGAAGACCCAGCGGGATGCTGCCGCCGACTACCCCGACGCCTGGCAGATGATGGACGGCCTCCTCGACCTTTACCGGCTCCACGCCGACACCGGCACACCCCTCGACCAGCACGCGTGCGAAAACGGCACCGTCGACGACTGCCACGGCTGCTACGAAGCCGCGAAGGCGAGGCGGAAGTGACACGGAACGTCTTCGTCGTCCAGGAGGAGCCAACCGGCCGCTGGATCGCCGGATGCTGCAACTCCGATTGCGGGTTCGGCATGCACACCGTCGCCGACACGGGCACCGAGGCCGAAGCCCAGCGAGCCGCCACGGAGCACCGGAGAGAACTTGCCGCCGTTGCCATCAGGCCGTCCGCCGCCGAGCTGGAACCCGCCGCGCTGCGCCGTAAGCTCGCCCGGATCGCACAGATGGCCGCCGCCTGGGAGCAGAAGTTCCCCGACACGATCCGGACGGCGGCCGTTGTCGAGGCGATCCGCATCGTGATCCAGGAGCAGCAGTGACCGCGCCAGGGACGATGCAGCGCCTCAACGACTTCCTCGCCACACTCCCGCGCTGCCCGCACGGCTGCCACATCCTGTACCCGACACCGACGTTCAACCACACCCAGCCGATCGACGAGCAGGTCGACGCCATCATCAACCGCTACCGCGAGGAGGCGCCACGCATGCTCGAGCACCACCTCGCCGCCGAACACCCCAACAAAGCCGAACTCACCAGCGACTCGCAAGGCGCCGACCGCCTCCGCTTCTACGCCGCCATCGGCTTCCCCGTCCAGAACACGGACGGCACCGTGACGTTGAGCGTCGAGCAACTCCAGTTCGCCGCCCACCTTGCCGACGAGAACTCCGACGCGTCCGAGCTGACCCGCGCCGACGCCATCAGCCTCGCCGACGAGCTCGGCAGCCAGCTCTACCAGGCCGAAGACCGGCTCGCGTTCATCCGCGAACAAGCCGACGCCGCGACCGGGCCGATCGACCCGGCTGAGCTGGTCCGCTGGACGAACCGGGCCTACTGCATGCGCGTCGACCCGGCCGACGGGCCCAGCGCCGAGAGCGTCGTACGGATGCTCCGCGACTCCCGCGTCTCCGTCCTGCAGGCCGCGTTCCGCGAGCTCGGCTGGCGGATCGACTTCCAGCTCGCCGAGGAGAAGCCGTGACCGACCCTGGTGGCCCCGCGCGCCGGCTCCGCGCCTACCTCAACGCCCGCCCCAAGGCCGTGGCCCTTGGCAACGCCGTCGAGTACGGGCCCGAGTACGACACCGCGAACGGCCGGCCCGCTGGCGTCTACGCCCTCGACCGCGCAGACCTGGAGGAAGTCCTCGACGAGCTGGCGGAGCTGCGAAACGCCCTCAACTGGGGGACTCCCTGCCGCTCTTGCGCCCGGGTGCTCGACGGCTCGATCGCCGACCAAGAGCGCGCGGAGAAGGCCGAGGCTCAACGGGACCAACTCGCCATCGAGCTGGCGGCCGCGCGCGCCGGCTTCGCCCCGGCCCCTGAGGGCATCACCGTCACCTACACCCGCGCCATCTCCGACCACACCTACGAAGGCCAACCAGACGACGGGAACCGCTGCGAGACCGACCTGTTCGGCCAGGTCTGCGACGCTCTCTGGGAGCAGCACCGACTCCGCGAAACTGGCGAGGAGACCCCGTGATCGCCCTGCATGGCCACAACTGGCACACCCACCCGCGCACCCTCGCCGACACCGTGCGCTGCCTGGCAGGCCGCCACAAGGCAGTGCTGCACGCCCTCGACGGCGGCGTCCACGTGTCCCGCTGCTCCTGCGGCGCCCTCAGGATCCGCCACGGCCGCTGGAGCCGCCCGGAGTCGCCCTGGCCGCGCCGAGGCGTACCCGAGCCGGTCGAGTACCGCGAGGCATACTGACGCCATGACCACCGCACTCGCCACCCTCCCCCTCGCCGACGAGCAGGACGACGTCGAGGAGCGCACCGTGCTCGCCGACCTTGCCGCGCTCGGCGCCGACCAACTCGCCGCCCAGCTCGAGCGCGCACTCCCGAGCAGCGCGACCGGCCAGGTGGCCGTCGCGGCTTTCCAGAGCAGCATCTGACGTACCCTGAAGTCCGGCAGAGCGTGCTGCTGGCACCGCAGCAGCGGACAAGGGTCTCAGACTCCACGCGCCTGGCCCCGCCGCACCCCCACGGCGGGGCCTCGCGCTACCTGCGGCGCGCCAGCCGATCCGACCTGGCCTCCAACGCGTCATGCGCCAGAATCACCGAGAAGCCCAGGACCGGCAGACCGAGAATCAACGCGAGTTCCAGCACCAACCGCGACATCACAACCCCCTCCCACAGCGGCAACCCGGCTTCACGTGCACCATGCCGAACGACGCCCGATAGCAGCCAGCCGGAATCTCCGGCGGTGACCACGGTCGGCGGAAGTCCCCAGCGCACATCGCCGCGAACGGCGTCCAGCCCTCGAACTGCCCGGCCTGCCAGCCAGCGAGCTCAGCGATCAGGTCGAGGCCGAGTTCGGCTGCCTCCGCCTCCATCTCCCGCAGAGACCGGGCTGCCCCAGCCCGAGCGGCCATGTACCCCGCCGGGTCGAAGTCGTTCACGATGCCGCCTCCGTCCATCCGTAGGCCTCGGCGATCAGCAGCACCGTCCGACACGGCCACGCGTCCGCTTCCCACCAACTCTGGTCGCTGATGCGCTCTGTCAGGCACACGGCGCAGTGCCCCGGATCGAACGTCTCCGGCTCGTGCTCAGCGAGGATCTGCCGGTCCAACGCCACCCGACGCAGCACCAACGCGGGCGAGTTGGCAGCGATGTGAGCCGCCTGCTCCACCGACGGCGAGCCCTCGGCGTAGACCACCGGATCGCCAGCGCTGTCGTACACGGCGACGGTCTCGCTCGGGTGCGTGGCTGTCGTCCATGGGTCGCCACCCGCCTCGTGGGCGCCCTGCTCGGCCCGGTCCAGGGCCCGCCGCAGGGACACCACCGCTGGATGAACCTTCATATGGTCCACCGCCCCCTTGTGAACAGAAGCGGTGGCTCCACCATCAGCGCCGGCATGCAGCCCGAACAGCCGATCACGATCTGGCACGAGCCGCTGATGCGACCGGGCTCCCTGTACTCGTACCACCAGCCAGCGTCTTGAGCAGCTTGCCACGCTTTCTCACGGGAGGTGAACATCTCGGGCGCGCCAGCAACGGCCTGGCCGCCGTTCAACCGGCGTCCGCACGGTCCCTCGCACAGCACCGCGTAGAAGCTCTCAACCGGCATCATCGCCCTCCTCGCACAGGCATCCGTTCGAGTCGCAATACCCGTACGTGTCCGTGCACGGCCCATCGCAGTGCTCCGACTCGCACGGCCCGTAGATCCTCCCGTTCAAGCAGCGGAGGTCACTGTCCACGTCGTGACCACACGGGCACCACGTCGGCTTCGGCACTGGTTCGGGCGCGGGACAGACGTGCGTCCTGGCCACCTCCTCGGCCACAGCGAGCCCGTCGTCCACCGGCCTCCAGTCGATCTCACCGCACACCAGATGCCGCAGATAGATCTGGCCCGTATCCACCTGCGCGAACCGGAACTCGCCGGAGCCGCTCACTACTCCTCCTCGTCGTACGGGCACTCGAAGTCGTCCAGGTCCGCATCCTTGATCGCCGCGATCAGTTCCGGAAGGTCGCCCCACACGAGCCCTGACCGGTCCCACTCGCCACTGACCCCGTCATCGCACGCGAGGTGCACCGCGATCCGCCACTCGTCGTCCCGCGTGTACTCCGAATAGCAGCAGCACTCCCAGCCGTGCTCGCACGCGACGACCCGCGTCGACGAGCAACGCCGCAGGTGCCCGATCGCCTCGTCGCGGCGCCAGTACTCATCAGCGGCACGGAACCGCTCCAACAGCCACGCGTTCACCCGAGCATTCGAATCAGCCTCGCTCACCGCCGCCCCCTCAACGCGTCCAGAGCCGACACCGGCCGCCGCCTTGCCGCCTGCATCGCAGCCGCCAAGTTCGACACCCCGTCCTCCGGAACATCAGCCGGCCGCGACCGCTCCTCCAACAACCCCCAATACGGCCCCGGCGCGTCCCTGCTCCACTCCACTGTCTGACCCACGATCACGTCCAACGGCGTCCCGAACAGCAACTGCTCGAGCGGAATGAACGCCCGCCTGGCCTCCCAGACCCACACCCCGAGCATCGCCGCCTGACAGTCCCCACACTCACCCCGAAGACGCCGGTTCGGAAACCAGGAGCCCTCGCGGAAACGCCACATCCAGTACACGGCCCGTGCGGACGGCTCCGGCGGCGCATCCGCGCAGTAGTCCCCGGTGTTGGCAACCGGGGGCGGCTTGTGGCCCCAAAGCGGCGTCGTCATTGCTCCTCCATGTAGGCCAGGCAGCCCGAGAACACCGGCCGCTGCTCGAGCGTGAACGCCGGCCGGAGCGGGATGCGCGCGGCCAACACCATCTCCCCGTCCTCGCCCTCCTCCAGCTCCTCCACCGGCTCGGGCGGCCTGACCGTGTGAACCCACGGCGGCCCGTCCTGCACAGGCGGCTGGAGGATCGCGGCCAGGAACGCGCCCAGCCCTTCGGGGCCACTCACCGCCACCGCCTCCCGTCCGGCGCCCGGTCCTCCCGCAGCCACGCCGAATCCTCCGGCCGCCCGTCAACCATCCACTCCTGCCGGCCATCCGGATGCGTGTGCAACCAGGCGCGCTCCATCAACCGCCGACGCGACTCCTCCCACGACCGGTCCAGCCGACGCCGCATCCGCCAGTCCCGGATCAGCGACCAGGCCAGGCAGAAGACGCCGACCGCGGCGAAGGCCATCCACATCACTGCCGTCACCGCGGCCCACCGCCCTCCGTCGGCGCGTCGACCAAAACGACCCGCCAGCGCCGACGCATCCACCAGCGCAGTGCACCCAACGCCGCCACGACCACGACCGAGCCGACGAGCAGCGCCAACGGCACCCAACGGAACCGACTCCGCTCCACGTGCACCGACGCCACACCCCACACCGCACCCAGCCAGAACACCACTTGGTTGTCCAGCAACCGGCGCAGACCACCCGCAAGCCGATCTCCGACCCGACCAAGTCGCCGCCTCACCGCTGCTCACCGTCCTTCCGCAGCAACCGACGAAGGCGGCGCGACTCCCACCAGCCGACCCGCTCCCAGTCGAAGTGCCGGCTGCCCATCCACAGCCGCCAGAACCGGCCGCAGTTGTCGCACTGGTGGACCTCGCCACTGTCATGGTCGAAGGTGTCCATGAACCGCGGCAGGTCACAGAAGTGCCGGCCGCCGGAGGCGCTGACCTCACGCAGCGACACCCGAGCCACCTCCCCGGCCGAGCAGGTTCCAGAGGTCTGCCGGCGTACAGAACCCTGGCCACCGACCGTCAGCGAACAACTGCACCCCGGCCCGCCGGTACACCTCGTCGCAGAGCGCGGAGCAGATCTCGTGACGCGTCGAGGAGACGAACCTGCGCAGCCCCGGGGCGGGGATGTGGAAGCGGTGCAGAGCGATGGCCGCGTAGTCCAAGAAGCTGTACGGCGTGCCGACCATGGCCTCGGCCTGAGCGCAGATCAGCACCCGCTGCCCGTCCGTCAGCCCGGCCGGGGCCACGAACACCACCTTGCGGTCCGCGTACGTCGACAGCGGAACGATCCGCGCGCCACCCGGCTGCGCCTCAATCAGCCGGCCGCCGTCGAGGACGATGAACGCGTGGTCGAACCTGGTGAAGCCATCGCCGAGCAACCACTCGCCCAACGAGATCAGCCAGCCCACCGGGCCGTTCACGGACGTCAGGCCTATGTCCCCGGGACGGGGCGAGGGCTCGATCACGATGCCTCCCTGTAGCCGATGGCGTAGCCCGGAATGCCCAGTCCGAAGTCAGGGTCCGCCGACGCCGGGCGCAGCGGCGCAATCAGCACCGTCTCGTCGACGTTGCACATCGGCCGCTTCGGCGAGTACCCGGCTTGTAGCCCGGTCCAGCGGAACTTCTCGCCGCAGTGCACGCACGCCACGGTGATCTCCGCGCTGAACCCGACCACAGCCGAGTCGTCGTCGGACTTGGTGAGCCGGTTCACCTCCACCGACGCGGCGAAGTCCTCGTGCGGACATGCACGGTCAGGATCGGTCACAGCTCTTCCTCCGACCACTCCGCCGGCACGAACACCGGCCCGCCCGTCTGCGCCTCCAACTCCATCCGCTGCACCGTGACCTGCGCCCGCGCGTGATGCCGGGAAGCATCCGCCTCATGCCGCGCGACCTCGGTCAGCGCCTCAGCCCGGGACTTCGCGACCGTGCACGCGCTGATCGCGGCGCACACGATCCCGAACAGCCACACCGCGGTCAGCTCCAGCCCGGTCATGCCCGCACCCACACTTGACGAGTTCCGGCGTAACGCGCCCCGCGGTTGCCCGTCTTCTCGTTCTCGACCGGCCGCAGATCTTCCCGCTGCCGATCGGCGCGCAGCAGATCGAGGGCCTCGGCCAGCGAAGCGGAACTGACGGAGATCTCCGCGACCTTGGTCTTCTGTGTGGACTCGCCGTCCTCCTCGACCTTCTCGATCTGAAGGAACACGGTGTCGTCGACGACGCTGAGCGTCAGCACCCGCTCCGGCGGACGGGACGGTTCCAGGCAGTCCATGAGGCTGATCTCGTACACGCTCACCGGGCCACCTCCCTCGCCGCCAGCGACCGCACCACGTCTGCGATGACCTTCGCCTGATCGTCGACGCGGCGCCGTTCAGCGTCGTAGTCCCGGCGCAGCGCACGCGTGTCCTCAGCCCCGTGGTAGTGCCGAGTCAGGGCGTCCAGCAACGCCCGCGCGGCGTCAGACGAGAGACTGAGCGTCGGCTCGACCGACACGTCCTCGTCCAGCGGCTCCCACACGTGGTGGGCGCCCGCGAGCCGCATGATCTGACGCGGGATGCCTTCGGCCTCCAGGACGACCGCGATGCGGACCTGCATCCCGATGTAGTCGTCGCCGATGTGAACGCGGATCGTCATCGGTCACCGCCCCCGTCGAGGAGCAGGGTGATGCCGAACTCGCGGATGTACTCGGGTATCTGCTGCACCTGGTCCCAGGTCAACCCCAGGGCACGGGCCAGCAAGGCGTCTCGGTAGTGGCGGCGATCACGCATTCGGCGCTCCGGAAGTGCGAGGGCGTACACTCGGTTCCGGAACCGCAACTTCACACGCGGCGGGCACTCGACCGGGCCAGGTCAGAGAGTGCCCGTTTCGCTTTTGTGACCATCATGCAGGATCAGGCAGCCAGACGCGCGAATCACGCGGGCCGCTCAGCGCAACTGCCCTCCGGGTGCTGCCGCTTCCACGGCACGAAATGCCCTTCATGGCAGGATGCGTCACAGTCCGCATCGCACTCCGTCGGACAGACCGGCCCACCGTCCCCGACCGCCTTGGCAACGGCAAGCTCGGCGAAGAACTCGGCGCTCACCGGCTGCGGGTCCGGTTCCGGCCCGGACTCGTCCGCGAAGCCGTCCGGGCGGTCCTCGGCGAGTCGGGCCGCAGCCTCGCCCCAGTAGCACAGATCGTGATAGCCGCGGCCCCGCTTCAGTCCGGCGACCGCAGCCTTCGACTGCTCGTACGTCAGCCCGTCGTGGGTCTTCCCGTACTGGTCGCAGCACACCAGCTCCGCCCTGATCCGGTGGGCGATGTGCGCGCCGACCGCTCGCGACGCCTCCCCGGCCGCGCGCTCCCGCGAGGCGCGGCGCACGTGCTCCGAGTCGAGGTGCAGAGCGTGCGTCACCGCGTCGAGTGCCACCGCCAGCCGCTCCTTGTCCGCCACCGGGGCCTCCAACTGCTCCACCCGGGCCCGCAGCGCCTGGTTCTCCGGGCGCAGCCGGCCAAGCTCATCCTCCGCCGACCGCAACTGCTGCGATAGCAGGGCCACCTTCGCCGACAGCCCGCCGGCCGTCCGCGACGCCTGCACCACCTCCGCCTCCGCATTCGCCGCCAACCCGTCCAGGGCGAGCGCTATACCGAGGATCTTCGTCAACGGCCCCAGGTCGGCGCCCGCAGCCTCCAGTTCGGCATGCGCCTCCAGCAGCTTCTCCCGGCCGCACCGCAGACTGCCCGCGGTCGTCCGCTTCCGGACCTCGAATTCGGTCACGCCACAGCCTCCTCGTCAGCGAAGACGGCCCTCGTACGCCCGTCATGCCCGTGCACCGCGAGCGCGTCATCGAGGCTGGCCCAGAGCACGGTCGAGGCCGTCGCGGACTGCCAGCGCAACGCCACGGTGCCGTCCGCGAACACCACGCCCTGGGCGACATCACCGCACCCGGACACACCGGACACGTCCTCCGCGCGGCGCAGCACGAACGGTCTCGGGAAGCCGCTCACCGGTCCGCCTCGATCAGGTCGTCCGCGGCGGCCAACGCCATCGCCTGGTAGTCCGCGTCCGCCGGGGGCGCGGAGACAAGCGGGACCGCCCGCAGCGTGAGCTCGATCCGCTCCGCCAGCTCGGTCCGGGTGAACAACTCGCCGACCAGCGACGGATAGCCGTCCTCTGCGATCCGGGTGCGCATCACGGTCAACTTCGGCTCCGGCCTGGCCGACTCCGGTGCTGCCGAGCAGTCACCCCACACGAGAGTGTGCCGGCCCGCTGTACGGCAGGCCCTCTTGCAGCCGTCGAACTCCTCGACGTCCATCTGTTCCTCCAACGAGTGCTGCCCGCCCCACGGTTGCGGGGCGGGCGGTGGTCAAGCGGCTTGCGCTGCAGGTCTGGTGGCGAGTTCGTAGCACGCGATCTCGCAGGCGGGGTGCTCGCACTCGAACACCTCGTGCGCCTGCAGCGCGTCCGCAACGGGCGCCGCGTCCAACTCGGCCTCGGTCGGGATGTGCGGGATGTGGTTCTGCCACGACATGGTGATCTCCTTCGGGATGGTTGGTTCAGGCCGCCTGCTGGCCGGCCTCGTATGTGTCGATCGACGGCCCGTCCTCTATCGGACGCCAACGGCCCCGCCGCAACAGGTGCTTGCGCTGGTCGAGCGGCGGGAACTCCCCGTCGTCGTCCCAGAGCGGTTCATCCGAAGGCCATTCGCTGACGATCGTCGTCACGACACGGCCCTCACTCGTGGAATCGGCGCGGGCCCGTCCGACGGCAGCGGCTCCGACTCGGCGCGCAGCTGGGACAGCTTCCGGTCCAACTCCACAGCCCGACGCCTCGAGTGCTGTGCATCAGCGAGCTGGCGGCGGAACAGCAAGCACAGCAGCTCGCCGTCCTCAGGGCCGAGCGCCGGCGCCGCGCGGCGAATCAGACCATCCAGGGCCCGGCGCTCCACGTCGGTCAGGTGCCGGTGCCTGTTCACGATTCCCTCCAGTCAGGTCCGTAGTCGCTGTTCAGGTTCCGGATGAGCTCCTCCCACTCCGTCATCTGCGCCTCCTGCCAGGCCTGCTCGACCGCGCTGCGGAGGTAGTGCTCGGCCTCGGCCGACACGTCCCGTTCGGCCTGGCGCCGGTCGAGCCGCCGGTCCAGGAGGGCCAGGCCGCCGAGGATCAGCGCGCAGACGGCGATCAGCACGGCCAGCTGCCACCACGACATCGGCGTCACGACGCCTCCCCGCCGGGTCGCGGGTGCGGCCGCAGGTGGACCTCGCCGGACGGCAGCGCCTCGTCTGCGATGACCGGAAGGTCGGTCAGCGAGCCGATCTGGCCCAGGGCCCGAGGGAACACGCTCTGCTGGAAGAACTCGGTCCGCATGCGGTGCACCGCCGCAGAGTTCGCAGCGACCTCCTGAACGGGTTCGGTCCGAACGATGGTCAGGCCCGCACCCTCGATAGCGGCGACGATCGCATGCTCCAGACGCAGCTGTTCGGCGAGAAACTCGGTGCGGGCCCGCTCGGCGAGTTCGAGCATGGCGGCCATGGTCGGCGGCTGACTGGTCACTGAGCACCACCGAGGACCGCACGGGCCACAGCGAGGGCTTCGTCATGCGTGCTGATCGGCCAGGAGAGCTTGTAGCCCTTCGGGTGCAGCTCTGCCTTCACCGCCTCCAACTCGGTCCAGATGGCGGCTTCCCGCTCCAGCCAGTCGGCGAGGGCGAGCCCAACACCCGGGTGCATCAGGGCGATCCACTCGGCGTTCGCGCTGTTGCTCGTCGGCTCGTCCACCACGTAGTCGGTGTCGTCGATGCCCGGGTAACGGATGATCCGGTCTCCGCCGTCGAGGCAGAGCCACGGGCCGGGCGTGATGTTGGGGGCAGTGGCGCGCTCGCGGAGACGCTTCGCGGCGGTGCTCAGCGTCTCGGCGGGCATCAGGTCGGTCATGTGCTGCTCCTGGTGGTGGATGGCCGGCGCACGGTGGCGGCGCCCGGGCGGTTACGGCAGTCGGCCTGCGCGGCGTGCGGCGTCGCTGGTGATGCCGAGCGGGTTGCGGGCGCCGTCCTCGGCGTTGGCCTCGGTCGTGGACTGGATCTGGAAGTCGATCGGTCGGGCGAGTCCGGCGGTCTTGGCGATGAGGTCGGACAGCGCGATGTTGATCACGAGCCGGAGGGGTCCCGTGAACCGCTCGTCGTCGTCGGGCAGGATGAGCCGAAGGTCGATGTCCCGGTACTCGGCGGTGCGCAGGGCAGAGCCGACGAGGTAAACCGGGCTTCCGAAGGCGGCAGCGATGGGTCGGCACGCCCAGTCCAGGCGGTGGAAGTCGGGCGGGCTGAGGTAGCTGGCGCGCCTCAATGCGGGCTCCTTCGGGGGGGCCGGCCGCGCGCGGCGGCCGGCGCGGGGTGGTCAGGCGGCCGTAAGGCCGGTGGGGAACAGGCCGAGCTGTCGGGGCGAGCGCCGGGTGTCGAGAACCCGTTGCCGCCAGCGCAGCGCCCACTCCGGGCAGCTGGCGCAGTTCTTGTGCGTGTGCCCCGGCAGCGGATCGTGGCGGCGCGCGTCCAGCGACCAGGCCATCGAGTCCGCCGAGTTCAGGTCGTCGCCGTACTCGGCGATCCCGAGGGTCTTCACTCCGAACCCGTGAAGCCGAAGGCCTATGTCGGCGAAGGTGATGACGATCTGCCCTATCTCCTCAGTGGCCTGCCGGCGGCACACCGAGCCGAGACCAACGACCGGTTCGACGGTGAGGTCAATGCCAGCCTCGGCGTACATCTCGGCGCACCGCAGGTAATCCGCGAGCTGCCAGCCCTGCAGAACCGGGATGAACGGCAGTTCGGGGGCGAGCGCGCGGAGCTCCAACAGGTTCTCGACCGTGAGCCGCTGGTGTTCCTCGACGCTCAGCCCCGTACCGGCGAAGGTGAGCGGCCCGTGCTGACCGCCGTCGATCACCCACGGCTCGCACATCCAGTCCATCGGCGCGACCCAGTCGAGCATGCCGATCTCGTCCCGGTAACGGCGGACCTCGGCGACGTACTGCTCCGGGCTGATCGTCCAACGGCCGTACTGCATGACCTCGGTGAACCCCCCGGAGTCCAACGCCCACGGAGCGATGGCCTTCGGCAGGGTCTTGCGGTTCTTGAGCCGGTTGCGGGAGATGAACAGCGGCACGCCAGCGGTGGCGAGCCAGTTCGGCATGTGAGTTCCGAGGTAGAACTTCACGTGGTCACCGGCCAGCGGCGCCGCCGGACGGCTATCAGCAGCACCGCGGCCAGGGTCATCCATGCCTTGCCGAGGATCTGCCCGGGCAGGTATTGCAGGGAGCCGAACGCGAGGGACAGGAACACGAGGCTGTCGGCGATCAGGCCGACCGTGGACGACAGGCCGACCGCGAGGGCGAGTCCTCGCCGGCGCAGCGGCTCGTAGACGGCGTAGTCGAGGGTCTCGGCGAGGGAGAACGCGGCCACTGAGGCAATAGCGAGGGCGGGTTCGGCGAGGCAGTACGACAGGACCGCGCCGACCAGCATCGCTGCGATGATCGCAACCCGCCCCGCAAGTTCTCGGGCCAGGTCTCGCAGGATCAGCGCGAGGCCGATCATGTAGACACCGGCGGGTGCCACCTGTCCGAACCCGACTGGGACGAGCCTGTAGTGGGCGACGAGCATGTTCGCGGCGGGCACGGTCGCGATGTAGGCGGCAAGGGCAGCGCCTGCGGTGATCTGGCGGCGGTTCATGGGTTGTGGGCTCCTCAGGGTGTGGCGGTCGGGGCGGAACCGGCGGTGGCGCGGCACTTGGGGCATTGCCAGGTGTCCATGTGCCCGTGGAGCCAGCCGCGTTCGGCGGCCTTGGTGAAGCGTTCGCTGTTCGGGCAGTGCAGGCCGGAGCAGCGCACCCACTCGTCCGCGTCGGCGCCTGTCAGGTCGGCGACGATCGCGGCGTAGACCTCGGGCCGGTCGCTGCCCGCCGACTCGCCCAACCGCTGAACCGCCTGAGCAGACAACTCGGGGGCGCACCGGTGGCAGAAGCCCCACGTGACACAGTGCCGGGTCGAGTGGCACGCCGAGGTACCGGGCACTGCGGCGGACGGCTTGGGCGCATCGGCGGTCGCGGCGGCGTAGATCCGAATGGCGCGGGCGGAGCTGCGGGTGTGCTCGGCGTCCGCCTGGGACTGCTGGTCGTCGAAGCAGTCCTGCTTGCTGGCGATGTCGTCCAGGACGTCGGCGGCCTTGTGGAAGGCGGCGTGCTGCGCGGTGGCCAGTTCGGCGCGGGCCTGGTCGCGCTGCTCGGTGAGCTTGGCCAGGACCGGCCGGATGAGCGCAACGCAGGTGTTCACCAGCAGGTCGGGCGCAGCGTCCGGCTGCGGCTGGTCGGTCCACTCGTACAGGCCGTGGAGGCCGTCGGCGAACAGGTCGTCGAGGTGGGGTTCCACGTCGATGTCGTCGCGCCGGGCCTGGCGGATTGCGGCGTCCCGGCAGCGGGTCATCTCGGCAAGGCTGGCGCGCAGCTGGTCCAGCTCGGGCCGCACGACGGCGAGGACGGCGTCACGGACGGCGTGGACGCCTGCAGTGCCGCCGCAGTCCTGGGTCAGACCGATGGCGCACTCGATCTGGGCGGCGAGTTGCTGGTCGGTGAGCGGGGTAGTCATCGGGCGCCTCCGGTGGTCTCGTACAGGTGGGCAATGCCGAGTTCGAGGCGGAGCCGCTGCAGCCGCTTCACCGTCCAGCAGCGGAAGTTGCCGCTGCCAGCGAGCTGGCTGGCTCGGCCAGCAGGGTCCTGCTGGACAGCGGCGAGGAGCCGGAGCCAGTCGGCGTCAATCCACTGGGTGGTGCCGTGGCAGCAGCTGCTGCCGGGGTGGCCTCGGGTGGCGGCACTGGGCGGGCAGCCGAGCTCAACGAGCGGGTAGCTGTAGCGGCCGATCATCAGGTCGCAGCCGTGGTGGCCGTCGATGTCGGCCGCGATGGCCTGCTCGGCGTGCTCGGGGCGCTGGTGCTCGCTGGCTTCGATGGCGGGGTCGTGGGAGAGGCAGACGACCCGGTAGATGCTGCTCACCGGGCGTCCTCGGGGTGGTCGTAGTCGAGCAGGGCGTGGTGCGCGACGTGGGCGACCGCGAGACAGCGGCGCTGATGCTTCGCGTCGAGGTGCGCGGACAACAGGGGGCCGAGCTGCTGAGCGAGGAGCCGGACCCGCTCCGGCCGGGCGAACTCCGCGAGACGGCACGCGTACTGCGGGTCGAACTGGCAGGAGTCGCAGGTGCAGCCGTCTGCGGTGTGCTGGTCGAGGCGTCCGCCGCAGTCATCGCACAGGCAGCGCGCGCACTGGCCCGGCTGGTCGTCATCGGCGGGAGTGGTGGTCACCGCGCACCGCCAGCGACCGTGACGCCGTGCCGCGCGGCAGCGAGCAGGCAGCGGGGGCAGTCGGCCTGGGCCTTGGGGCGCGGTTCCAGTCCCCAAAACCTCCGCCTGGGCTTGCACAGGGCGTCGTGGGTGTCGCGGTGCAGGCGTCCACTGTGGAGCGGCTGGTCGAGGACAAGGTGGTAGTTGCCGAGGGAGTTGGCGCCCTCGCGGCGGCTGAAGGCGTACTCGACGTGGGCGGTGGTCACCTGCTCCTGGTCGAGGTCGATGTGTTCCAGGGAGATCCCGCCCGCGTAACCCTCGACCAGGACGACCGGCTCGCCGTGGCCGAGGTTCCACGCGCTGCTCCGGGTGCGGGTCGCCAGCCGGGGGTAATCGGTCATCCCGACCGTGGCGGCGTGCTCGGGGCGGACGCCGGGGTAGGCGATCACAGCCGTGCCGACCGGGTAGCGCTCGTTGAACTGGGTAGCGGTCAGATCCACGGGCCAGCCCTCCTGGGTGGTGTGGTTGCGGCAGCGGAGGGTCACGAACTCGCGGTCGCGGGCCTGGTAGCGGACCCAGCCGTCACCGTCCTGGCCAGGCGCGCGGCAAGCGCAGGCCGGGCGCTCGCCGCGGGCGGCGTCCTCAGCCGCGCGGGCTACGGCGATGTCGGCGGCCATGCGGGCGTTGTGGGCCATGGCGTAGCCGACCGCGTCGCCGATCTGGCGGTAGTACTGCGGCATGAGTCAGCCCTCCTGGGCGGTGGTCGAACGGGCAGCGAGCACCTCGCGTCCCAGCTCAGTGAGGGCAACGGGCCGGCCGTACAACGGCCGGTAGTCGCCCAGGCTGATGAGTCCGTCACGGCGGAGGCGTTCGAAGGACGCACGTGAGATGCCGTGTCCGGTGCGTCCGGCGTCGCGGAAGACGTGGAGGGTGTGATCGGCAAAGAGGGCCAGCAGGTTGACGCCGGCGGCGGTCACGCGGGGAAGGTTGGTCACTGCTGCTCCTGGGCGGTGGTCGAGCGGGCGGCGAACGGGAGCTCCATGCGCGGCCAGGTCCCGGCGTCGGCGGCGTGCCAGCCGTCGTGGCCGGCCGGGAGACCGCAGCGGGCGTGGTCCGCGACGGGGTGGGGCACGTTGCACAGCGCCGGGGTGGCCTGTGGGAGCGCCAGGGACTTCCGCCACGCCAGCAGCTCGGCGACCGGATTGAGCAGGCGTGCGCTGGGCAGCGCGATTGCTTCGGCCCAGGTGGTCACGCGGGCCGGGTCGACCTCGGTGGTCGCGAACTCGGCGAACCGGGTGGCCGTGCCCAGGTCGACGAACGGGCCCCAGACGTGGCGACGGTCCGTGGCGGGGCAGTCGAAGACGACGGCGTACTGCCGCAGGTCGATCACGGCCGGTTCGTCGTCGGGCATGGCGCGCCCGTCCGCGACGTGCGCGGAGTCGAAGGCGACGGGGTGGGTCATGGCTCAGTTCTCCTTCTGGCGGCGGACGATGCGGTCCGCGCGGCGAGCGATCATCCGGCCGAGGATCTGCCCGTCACTCGGCGGGGCCCACTGGTGCCAGCCGGCCTCCCCGGTCCACTGCTGGTAGTGCTGGCGGCGCGGGATCCCGCAGTGTCCACACGCGGACGGCTCAGCGACCGCACGGGGCGTGGCCATCAGGCGACCTTGGCGAGGTCGAGGCGGATCAGGTCCGCCGCGTCGCCGTGCAGCAGGCACTTTGCGTTGCTGCTGACGGCGGTGTGAACGACCTGCTTCGGGCCGAGCTCGCGGCACAGGACGCTGACGCGGCGCCCGATCTCCGGGACGGTCGCGCCGAGTTCGGAAGCGAGGTCGGCGACGGTGATGGTCTGGGTGGTCACGGGTGGCTCCTTGCGGTCGGGGTGTTGTGGTTGGAGGGCCCGCCGGACTGTGGGGGTCAGCGGCAGCCGGTGCGGACCGCAGGAAGGTCGAACGCGATCGCGAGACGGGTCTCCGCGCCGAGCCGCTTGGCGTAAGCCGCGCGCCAGTTGTCCGTGCCGTACTCGGCAGTGCGCTCGGCCTCGGCCGCGGCGTCGCGGGCGTCGAGGTCGTCCTGGATACGGTGGGGCCAGCCGGCCTGCGGGCTCGGGGTGCAGAGGTGGACGAGGCCAGCGGCGATGATCTGCATGGTGGTCACGGCGAGCTCCTAGGCGGCGAGTGCGAGGCGGGTGGCGACGGCGCGGTACTCCGGCTTGCGCGGTTTGTACGAAGCGGCGATCAGGGCGATCTGTGCGGCGGTGTACCGGTAGACCGGGCCAACCCTGTCGGCGGTGACGTGCTCGGTGCGGGTCTGGACCTTGCCGAGCCGGCCGGCCTTGCGGAGCTCGCGGGCGGTCTTGCGGAGTGCCGCAGTGACGCCCTTGACGGTCGCGGTGTCGGTGGTGGTCTTGGCGACGTGGGTGGCGATGGTGCGCTTGGCGTTGGCGCGGCGGCGGTCACGGAGGATCTGGCGGGCCTTGCGCGAAGCGGCGTTCATGGGGTCCTCCGGAGCCGGAATCTGTAGAGGCTGGTCTCTACTGACTCCAATGTAGAGGCCATCCTCTACATGGCGCAAGGGGTTCACCGAAAAGAGTCCACCCTCTACACTCCTGACATGACCAAGAAACCCGCCACCCGCATCCGAGACGCCGTCCAAGCCCTCGCAGCCATCCCCGACCCCACCGAACGAGCCCTCCAAGCAGGCGAAATGACCGACGCCGTACGCGAAGCCACCAGCGACACCGCCCGCATCCGCACCGAAGCCATCCGCGAACTCCGCGCCGCCGGCCACTCCCACCGCGCCATCGGCGAAAGCCTCGGCATCCACTTCAGCCGCGTCCGCCAACTGGAGAAGGGCGAAACCACGGGCCGCCGCAAGAAGACCGCCGAAGACACCGCCCCGGCCGCCGAGTAGCCCACCCCAACCCGCGAGCCGCTGGCAGCCGCCACGCGGCGCTTCGTCATGTCCGCACCCGGTCATCGTCCGACCTGCCATCTCGCGCGCCACGCTTCTTCGCTCTCCTCGGCCGTGGTGAGCGCAAGCAGCGTTCCCACCCACGTCTCCTGCCGGAAGACGAGGATTCGGTGGGCGAGCACGCCAAGGCAGAAGTTGCGTTTGGCCGCGACGCTCGGCATCGCGGCGAGCTCCTCGCGAACGCCGCCACGGGCACGTAGCCAGCCATCGAGGAAGCTGCCAGGTGCGGCAGACTCAGGAGCAGAACTGATCTCTTCCCAGCACGCGACGAGAGCGCTCGCCAGGCCGCTCACCGCTGCGCCCTCAACTCGAAGCGCCTGACGGGTATCCCAGCCGCCTCAGCCAGCGCGATGCAGCCCTCCGTGCCCCGCGACCGGCCACCCGGCAGGGGGAACGCCAGCACGATCCGCGCCCCGGCCGCCACCATCTGAGCGTTCCGCCTCGGCCCCGCCGCCGGACAGAACTCCGACCCGTCACGCCGCCGCCGACGATGCCCCGGCCAGCACCCGGGCCCGCAGTTGTCCCAGTCCGCCTCGAACGGATCGGTCTCGACGCCGGCTCGCTGCGCCCATGCCTCCGCCATCGCGTCAGCCCCGGTGGCGCACGCCCCGTGGACAATCACCAGCGGCCTGTAGATGCGCAGCGCCACGCCGAGCGCGTGCTCCACCGCGGCCCGATCAGGCCACTCACGCGAACCGGTCACGATCACCCGTGAGACGTTCACCGCTGCCCTCCCGCCAGCCGGCGCCGCTCCGCGTGCGGCTGACGCGGCGGCAGCGTGCCCTGAACCGCCACGCACCGGCGACCAGCGGTGGCCTGGCAGAGGGGGCACGGAACGTCCAGGACGGGCCGTGGGGCCGCCTCCACGGCTTCCAGGAGGGCGAGGACGGCCCGGCGCAGCAGCGGGCGCTCCTCGGGCGTCAGAACGCCTCGTTCGACGCGGCTGATGAGATGGAGGAGGTGTTCTCTGTCGGGGCGCTGATCGGGCATCGGGTTCTCCTGCGGCGGGATTCGTGGGACGGCGCCGGTCACGGCCTCGCCGCCTGGCTGGACGGGGCCACGGCCTGCTGAACCAGGGCGGGTCGGCAGGCTCCCGGGACACCGATGTGCCAGCCCTGACGGCGGAGTTCGCGGACGACGAGCTCACCGATCCGGTCGGGCGGCGCAAGGGGGTTGTCCTCCGCAATTGCGGCAACGAGCTGCGCCAGGGCGTCCGGAACGTGCGCGCTCATGCGGCCGCCCTCCGTTCGGCCTCGGCGACGATCGCGAGCAGTGCGGTGCGGATCGGGCTTGGGTTCAGCAGCCCGGACGGCAGCCGCTCCGGCGGTATCCGCCCGTTCCAGCACTCCGCCCGGGAGAGCCCGTGTGCCTGCTCCAGTCGCTGGCACAGGTCTTCGTGCTGCAGGACGAGCGCCTTGCGAGCATCGTCCTTGGCCTGCTCGCGCTGCTTTGTGTCCTTCCACAGCCGAACGAAGTCGCCCTGGGTGCGGATGGCGAGGATGTCTTCGTCGCTACAGGACATGGCGGCGACCTGGGGCATGCCTGGGCCGAGGGCCTGGCGGCGGTGGGCGTTGCGCTGCGAGATCGGGATGACGTTGCTGACGGCCTCGGTGCGGCCCGTACGGATCTGGGCGAGGTACTCGTGCGGATCGTCGGTGGCTGGCGGGGCGTCGACGTGCCGGTCGGCGGCGTCGCGGGCGTGGGCGCGCCAGCGGGTGACGACGTCGGCGGGTTTCACGAGGTAGGGGGAGTCGGCGTAGTGCTGGGCGACGGCGTTGACGGCGAACTGGAACGGGATGGGGGCCATGGCGACGGCCCACAGCGCGGTCGCGGCGATTGCTTCGGCTTTGTCGGTGGGGAGGATGCGCGGGTCGGTGGCGGCAATTCGTTCCAGGTAAGGCCCGATTTCGTCGGGAGTCATGCGGCACCCTCCGCGAGTTGGTTGGCGGCGTCGGCGAGGAGTGCGCGGCCGATCTGGTTCTTGGTGAGCGGCCCCGGCGCGGGGCTGTCCGCAGTTGGGGCGTCGGGGAGGGTGCGCCAGCCGGGTAGGAAGTACTTCGCGGACTGGGGTTGGCGCCGGGCGCCTTCCCACATGGAGACGGCGTGCTGGACGAGCATGTGAATGCCGCAGCGCTTGATGAGGGCTTCGATGAGGAGCCATTCGCCAGCGCGGAGGTCCCAGCCGACTGGCATTCGAGCGGCGGTGATGGCGTCGACGAGTGGCTGGCAGTTGGTGGGGACGCGGGGTTTGTCGCCGATCATCGGGATTTGCCCGGCGGCGGGCGCTCCTGCTAGCTGTACCTCCGTAGGAGGTACTACGGGGTAGGGGCTCGGGTACGGGGCAGGCGTTACAGGGGCGTCTCGCGACGCGTCTGTAGACGCGTCTACACGTGCGTCTACCGCGTCTACAGGTCCGGGCGCGTCCGTACCTGCACCTGGTTGCTTCGGCTTGGCCTTCTTGCCAGCCCTCCACCGCGCCTGACGTTCGGTTCTGGCTGCGCGGTCGGCTCGTACCTGGTCGGCGGTGGGGTTGTAGTCGTGGTAGTCGTGGATGATCCATCCGCCGTCGGGGTTGTCACGCCACAGGCCTCGCTCGACGAGCTCCTTTGCCGCCGATTTACCCGACCTCACGTCCGCGACAATGCGCAGCTCCGATGCCGGAATACGTCCGTCGGTGAGGTTCTCGGAGGCGTAGCACAGCCCGGAGACGTACAGCCGGAACGCCTGGTGCGAGAGCAGGCGGATCTTCCTGTGTGAGGGGAATCGGTCGTCCAGGCGGACCCATGGCATGTGCGGCTTCTTCCGGGGACAAGGGACGGTCCGGGAGTGAGGGCTCCGGGGGTGGCCGCCGGCCGTGACCGGCGGGACGGGTCAAGCAGCAGTCGGGTAGCCGCGCGCTGCGGGCAGCGGTCGGTAGCCGGAGCGGCTCTGGACGATGCTGCGCAGCGGGCATGTCGGCTGGAGCGGTGATGGCGTCCAGTCGAGGGCCTTGGAGAACTCGGGGAACCGGTCGTTGATCACGGGGAGCTTGAACCAGTCGAGGCGTTCGCCGGTAACGGCGTCGATGGGCCACGTGAAATGGGTCAGGAAGTCACCCCAGGGCCGTTCCTCGGTGTATGGGGCAGATTCGAAGACCTGGCCCCAGCTGTTGTGAACTGCCCAGACGATCGGCACTGCGTCGGTGTCCCACCACTGGGCGTACCGGCGCTGGATGTACCGGACGTACTCCTCGAACTGGCCTTCGCCGTCCAGCTCCCAGTAGTCGTCGACCATTGCGGAGCAGTCCAGCTCGGGGTACAGCTGAAGATCGGTCTGCCACTCCTGCCGGGTCCTGCGTGCGGTGAAGGCCCAGCGCCCCGTGGCCGTCGACTTCGCGTGCGTTCCGCCCGGACGCCGGTTGTGGACCACGTTGTGGCGCGGCTTCTCGGCCTTGATGGCGGCCTTCTCCGCGTCGAGCGCGGCACCGCGGCTGGGGTGGTGTTCGACCGTGACGCGGGCAACGTGCTGGTACCAGGGCTTGTCCTCGTCGTGTTCGTCGATGCGGCGCGTCAGGTTGTTGGTGATGCCGATGTAGAGGAGCGCGTTGGTTGCGTCGTAGAACCGGTACAGGGCGGTGGTCTGGTTGGTGCGCGGGCCGTTCAAGGGGGTCGCCTCCCTGGGTGGGCGGTGGTGGCTCGGCCGGTGGGGCTGGTGGGGTGGCGAGTTGATCTAGAACGGGGGGTTCTGGTCGTAGCCGCCCTGCTGCGGCGCGCCCCATCCGCCCTGCTGGCCGCTGTTGGAGGACCACGGGTGCTGCGGCTGGGTCTGGCGCTGCTGTCCGCCGCTCTGCTGTCCTTGCTGCCGGTTGGCGCGGGTGACCTTGGCGGTCGCCGTGCGCAGGCTCGGGCCGACTTCGTCGACCTCGACCTCGAAGACGGTGCGCTTCTCGCCTTCCTTGGTCTCGTAGGAGCGCTGCTGGAGGCGGCCTTGGACGATGACGCGCATGCCCTTGGTGAGGGATTCGGCGACGTTCTCAGCGGCCTGTCGCCAGACGTTGCACGTGAGGAAGAGGCTCTCGCCGTCCTTCCACTCGTTGGTCTGGCGGTCGAAGGTGCGCGGGGTGGACGCG